TATTTTTACTGATGCTTGGCATCCGGGCATTATAAACTTAAAGTACATGAGTGAGTTACTGGGTATTCCAGTAACAACACATGGCTTGTGGCATGCAGGTAGTTATGATCCGCAAGACTTCTTAGGTCGTCTTGTCGGTGACAAGCCTTGGGTCAGACATGCTGAGAAAAGTTTTTTCCATTCGTTTGATCACAATTACTTTGCTACAGACTTTCACATTGACTTGTTTATTAAAAATCTGTTTGAGATTAAACGTGAAGTATTTGTCAAACATCAAATTGATGAATATGTAGCAAGTGGAAAGATAGTACGCTCAGGATGGCCCATGGAATATATGGACGGAACATTAACAATGTATAAGAATATGCCCAAGCGTGATCTTATCCTGTTCCCTCATCGAATTGCTCCAGAGAAGCAGGTTGAAATCTTTAGAGATCTAAAAGAACACTTGCCACAATATGAATTTGTAGTATGCCAAGATCAGCAATTAACAAAAAATGAATATCATAATTTGTTAGGCGAAGCAAAGATGGTATTCAGTGCTAACCTACAAGAAACACTGGGTATTAGTTGTTACGAAGGCGCAGTAGTAGACGCTATTCCCATGGTGCCTGATAGACTAAGCTATAGTGAAATGTACTATGACATTTTCAAATATCCAAGTATATGGACTGAAAGTTTTGAATCTTATCAAGCACATCGTCCAAATTTGTGTTTTGCAATTATGCAACACATGGATCATTATGAAACTAGATTGCCAAAACTAAAAAGTCAAACTATTGATTTAACTAACAACTTCTTCAGTGCAGGTAAATTAATTGAGCAACTCAAACAATAGAACGATTGTAGAAGAAAATGACGTATTTAAAAAATATAATTTTTCTTCTATAATATCTCCGCAAGATGAATCACTTGCAAAACAAGACATCAAAAATATAATTGAAAGTGGAAACTATTTTAAAAATAGTCCAAAGTTTCAAACCTCTGAAAATGTGTTTGCTAGAACTGAACAACATTGGCTTAAACTTCGAATGAGTTTTATTTTTAGTTGTTTTATGTATTTGGGCAAAGAAGTTCAAATTAAAAATATGCAAGCATGGAGTTTCATGACCAATAATGACATTGTTGAAGATCGTGATGATCTTTGGCACACCCATCATTTGACCAAAGAAAATAATTCTTTATCTGCAATTTATTATTTGCATATACCAAATGATGCTGTATATATGCTAAGTGGTACTGAGTTTGCTCCTAACGGAGTTAAAGAGCAGGAACGTTTGGTAGTAACCCCCGCTAGTCAAAGTTGGCTAGTTTATCCCAGTGACCAATGGCACAGACCGATGCCACCTCAATCAAAAGAGTATCGGTTTATTGTTGCCGCAGATATGGAGTATTAATATGAAATGGTTTGATAAATGGATTATGAAAAAAGCAGAGAACATTATGCGAAAGGACAGGGAAGTTGATAGTGGGCTTGTACCATATAACCTAGCTTCTACTAAACAAATTAGACCTATAGAAGTTTCTGATTCATTGGACACTAGGGCTGTAAAATTCAAAATGTACAAAGCCAGTGGCGGTACCATTATTGAAACAGCTATGTACGATGATAGAAAAGACAGACACAATATTAGTTTATATGTTATTACCAATGACAAGGATTTAGGCAGTGAAATTGGTAAAATCATAACTATGGAAAGTTTAAAAGTTTGACATATGATCCTAAATAATGTTATAATTAACTTGTTTAGTATAGGAATCAATAATGACATCAAAAAATAATGAAACAGGCTTAGACGCAATGGCAGGCGATGGCGGATATAAAGAAGCATATCTAGCAGATGTAATTCGCTTTAAAATGAAACGTGATCAAAAACGTTTTTGGGCAGGTGACAATGTATCAGATTATGTCACTGAAGAAATGAAACACAAGCTCATTGACGAAGCAACTGAAGCATTTGAACTAGTACTAGATCGATTGCTTATTGATCGAGAAAATGATCCTAACTCGCATGGTACAGCCCGCCGACTGGCTAAAATGTACTTTAATGAAATAATGGCAGGAAGATATGAACCAGCACCAGATTGTACAGCATTTCCAAATGACTCGGCGGACCGTTATGAGGGTATGTTGGTTGTTCGTAGTGAGCTTCGCAGTATGTGTAGCCATCATCACCAACCCGTTGCTGGCGTTGCTTATATTGGCATTATTGCTGCCGAGAAACTCATTGGACTCAGCAAATACACACGCATCGCACAGTGGTGTGCAAGACGAGGTACTCTCCAGGAGGAACTTTGTAATGACATTGCTAGGGAGATCCAAAAAGCAACAAACTCCCAAAACGTAGCAGTCTACATTCAAGCCACACATGGTTGCTGTGAGAATCGCGGCATTATGGCTCACAGTTCATTAACACAAACAACTGTACTAACTGGTACGTTTAAAACTGATCCAGGAGCGAAAAAAGAATTTTTTGATAACATTAAATTACAACAAGAGTTTGCTCCTAGATGAATTTAGACTTTGAAACACAAAACAAATACTATTTAGAATACAACATCAAAGCAGTAGAGTTAGGTGTAATGTGTAATCAGTATCCTGCGCTTCAAAAAGCGTGGGATCAATTTAAAACCGTTTACGAACTTTGTAAGGAAGAAAGCGATGAAGATTACCAGTCATTTCCTTAATTGGTTAGATAAGAGAGGAAGAAAGCGTATTGTTATGGATCGTCAAAGTGATGACCCGTATTTAGAACGCTATTATTTGTTTTTAAAAGACAGAGATAATTTTCCTTTTAACGTATTCTTACACAAGTTTTTAAAAGGTGATCCTGACGATGTTCATGATCATCCATGGCCTTATGCTACACTGATACTCAAAGGTGGATACTACGAATGGATTCCACAATTTAACTCAGATGGTACTAAAAGTTGTGAAGTACGCAAATGGCGTGGTCCTGGGCATTTCCGCATTTGTAGTCCAAACAGTTATCATCGCATCGAGCTAAAAGAAGGTGTAACAGCATGGACACTGTTTATGCCTGGACCTAAAAAACGTGATTGGGGATTTTTAGTTAATAACAAATGGATCCAACACGAACAATACCTTAAGGAAAGATATGAGCAAGCGCATAATAACATACACTGAATTTAAAAATTTAGTTAGTAGTCTGTGCAGACAAATAACTCTTAGCGAGTGGAAACCAGACTACATTGTTGGCATTAGTAGAGGTGGCCTACTACCAGCAGTTATGATCAGTCATTATCTAAATGTTCCAATGCGACCATTGCAAGTAAGTTTACGAGATGGTGGCGAATGCGTTAGCGATTTAGGTATGGCTGAAGATGCTTATGGGTATGTTAATATAGAAGACAGAGAATTCAATGATGGCGAATCTAGTAACGTATTGTCTAGAAAAAACATACTAATAGTAGACGACATTAATGACCAGGGTAACACAGTCAATTGGATTTTAAATGATTGGCCTAGTGGTTGTATGCCTAACGACAAGTCCTGGGAAACTGTTTGGAACAACAATGTAAAATTTGCAGTCTTATTTGATAACTTGGCAAGTAAAGCATCTATTAAAATGGACTTTGCAGGAGAAGAAATTAATAAATCTGTAAACGATGTATGGATTGAATTTCCTTACGAAGAATGGTGGACAAAATGACCGACTTATATAAAGTAGTTCTAACTGAACCAGCATTTATAGAAGATTCAAAAAATGCACCGTGGGATAATTTGATTGAGGAAGACTTTCACGTTAAAGTATTTGCAGACAAATATCCAGTTACAGAAGGACACTTGTTGTTTATACCAAAGTATAATACTACACATGTTTTAGCAGACGCTATGAACGATGCTGTTCAACTAGGAATAAAAAAAGTACAGGCAGGTGAATGGGATGGATTTAATGTAGGGCTCAATATAGGGTTGGCTGCAGGACAAACTGTAGATTGGCCACACGTACATTTAATCCCAAGACGTAAGGGTGACATGGAAGATCCAACAGGCGGAGTACGTCACGTCATTCCAGAAAAAGGTAATTATAGGAAAACAAAATGAAAAATCAAATCGTTGAAACACTAGAACAACACTTTGAAGCACACATTCGTAAGCACAAAATGAATGTAGATATTATGTTAGCAAACCCAATGGCTATTCATGATCACACCGATCTAATGGATGCTATTGAAAAAGAAGTTGCGCAAATTGCAGAGTACATGGATAAACTAGAAGTAATGGAAAAATACTTTAAGGATTAATTATGAAGTGTCAAACTTGTGGTAACGAATATAGTACAACGTGTGATTATAGGCAAGGAAGATGTCCACATCATGCCTCAATGTCTTCGCAAATATTGGCTAGCCCTTATTACACAAGATACATAAACTTGTTTAAATCTATCAAAAACTTTTTTACAAAAGGTGACTGCGATTGCGGTCATAAACACTGACATGGCTCAATTATTTCGAATAACTCCTTTAGAAAAGAAAAACATTGAATTTTACGTTGATGTTTATGAAACATTACCTAATGGCGATATTAGAGGATTTATTGTTAGTGAGTGGTATCGTTGGGGTCAAGGTTTTCGTGAGCTAGATGATCCTGTATTAGACTACGGTAACGGAGTAAATTCTATATATTGTAGCACTAATATTGGTTGGGGTTGTGAGCTTGACGATTTGTGTTCTGTATATGTTGAATTTCAAGGCGAGTTTACCGACGATGAAAAAGAAGAAATTGAAAAACGATGTCGTGGTGACTTAGAAGATGATGATGGACGTTGGGGTACTTCTTGGATATTTGACGGTGATCATAATTGGCAAGTTGAAGATGACGGGGTTTTAATTTATGGTCCAGTAAAAATTGACCTTGTTGATGAAGATGCTTATAACGAAGTCATTAAAGAAGACATAGGTATGGAAAAATATCAACCTACTGCTTGGCCATTTAGTGACAAAAAAGATGAGTGATGCTACCGTAAAAATTGATTGGGACAATCAAAATGGCTTTTGGTGGAATGAAACCTGTGCTATGGTATTAGAAGTGTTTGGGTTACCTGGAGATCGATATACAAGTCACCCTAAAGAAGATGCCATGTTTTTCATTTTTAATAATGTAAAGGATGCAGACCTATGTCGGATATTACTAAGCGAGAGATTGTAAAAATATCATTATTTGCCTTTATTGCTATTATTGCGATGTTTGCATCAATATATTACAGTATTCCAAAAAAAGGCGATGTAATCAAAATTGATTGTAGACTATCAGAAATAAGTCCAGATATTCCAATTTGGGCAAAACAAGAATGTCGTAAAAAACAGTTAGAATTGTTTGACAAACAACCTAAATAATAGTATAATGAAGTATAAATTGGAATCACATATGGAAAAAATTAGATACAGTGAAATGTTTTATAGCGTACAAGGCGAAGGTCGCTTTGTAGGAGTGCCCAGTGTTTTCTTTAGAACGTTTGGTTGCAACTTTGAATGTCGCGGTTTTGGACAAGAAAGAGGTAACTTTATACCTATTGAACAAATGCCACACAACAATGATCCTAGAGCCAATCCTGATCATCCAGAAGCATATAAGAGTTTTGAAGAACTGCCAGTTAGTAATATTGGGTGCGATACTAGTGCCAGCTGGAGTGCAAAATATAAACACTTGGCTACTTGGGATACCGTAGATGTTATTGCTGACAAGCTAACTGCAATGACTCCAGAAGGAAAATGGACATGTGATAACGGTCAGGATGTACATCTTGTTATTACTGGCGGTGAGCCTTTAATGTGGCAAAAGCAATTGGCGGCTTTATTAAAACAACCGCAATTTAAAGACATTAAAAATGTAACATTTGAAACAAATACAACACATGAACTAAAACAAGAATTTATCCAAATGATGCTGGATCTTGGTTTTGGTCCTACTCGAGATCCAAATTACTTTGTTAAGTTTACTTGGAGTTGCAGTCCTAAATTGACTAGTTCTGGAGAGGCATGGGACGAAGCAATTAAGCCAGAAGTAGCGGCTCAATACTATGGATTACCTGGTAGGAACTTTTATTTTAAATTTGTTGTAACTGATGAACAAGATGTTTTAGAAGTTGAAAAGGCCATTGAACTGTATAAAGAAAAAGAAATTTTTTGTGATGTTTATTTGATGCCTTGTGGTGCTACGCAAGAAGGACAAGCTAAAACTGCACGTCAAGTTGCAGAACTATGTTTACAAAAAGGTTTTAGATTTAGTCCAAGATTGCACGTAGACTTGTTTGGTAATGCATGGGGGACTTAATATGGTAACTAGAAAAACAACAGTAAAAAAGGAAGAGCCAGTTAAAAAAACTGTGCCTAGAAAAAGAACAGCGGCGGCTGAAGATAAAGATATTGCTAAATCTTACAAAGAAAAGCCTGCGGCAAAACCAAGAGCTAAAAAAGAAACTAAGCAATATACTTCCAAAGCAGAAGCTACTAAAAGAAAAGAACCTTGGGTAGCTGTATTAGAAACACACGTTAATCCTGATAATCCATCTAACGGATTTTTTGAGCTTGACTGGAACGAGTACTTTATAGTACAATTAAAGGGTCATGGTTATGATGGCCCAACTGAGGAAAGTATTGTTGATGTTTGGTTCCAAAATTTGTGTAGGAACATTGGCAGTGAAGAAGGTGTGAACATGGAACGTCGGGGAAGTGGTTACATCAATATAAACAATTTAGGCAACGGCAAATCGGAAGTAAGTTAAATGTCATATATACTCGTAGATACTGCAAACACGTTTTTTCGTGCAAGGCATGCAATTAAAGGTGATCTTGAAACTAAGATTGGAATGAGTCTTCATGTTACTTTTAATAGCGTTAGAAAGGCATGGAACGACTTTAACGGCAGTCATGTTATCTTCTGCCTCGAGGGTCGCTCGTGGCGTAAAGATCACTACGGTCCATACAAACGAAATAGGTCTGATGCTAGAGCCGCACATAACGAAAAAGAAGCAGAAGAAGAAAGAGTCTTTTGGGAGACCTTTGATCAGTTTAAACAATTTGTTACTGAAAAAACAAACTGTACAGTTTTGCAAAATTCTCAACTAGAAGCTGATGATTTAATTGCAGGCTTTATTCAAGCACATCCAAATGATAATCATGTTATCATTTCAACAGATGGCGATTTTGCACAATTAATTGCCCCTAATGTAAAACAGTATAATGGTGTGAGTGAAGTAACAACTACACACGAAGGCTATTTTGATTCAAAAGGCAAAAGAGTAAAAGATAAAAAAACTGGGGAAGAAAAACCTGCTCCTAATCCAGAATGGTTGTTGTTTGAAAAATGTATGCGTGGCGATACAAGTGATAATATCTTTTCAGCATATCCTGGTGTGCGAACTAAAGGAACAAAAAGCAAAGTAGGACTTATTGAAGCATTTGAAGATCGTACTACTAAAGGGTATGCTTGGAACAATCTGATGCTCCAAAAGTGGGTGGATCATGAAGGCGTAGAACACAGGGTATTAGACGATTATCAACGTAATAGACTACTTTGTGATTTGTCTGCACAACCTGAAGCTATTAGACAAATAATTGATGAAACAATTAAAACTAATGCTGTTTCAAAAGAAGTAGGTCAAGTAGGAGTAAAAATGTTAAAATTTTGTGCTAGTTATGAACTTACCAAAATTAGTGAAAACATTCAAACTTATGCTGACGCTTTTAATGCTAGATACCAAAAATAAAAGAAAGGGATTATATGACATTACCATGTGCTAAACCTTTAATTCCAAATAAAGAATGGATAGTAGAAACTAATGGAGTAAAATTAGGAACTTTGAGCAAAGAAAAATCAGGCTATGTATTTTTTGCTAATGGTACTAAAATTGAATTCCATGACTTAAAAGAAGTTGAAGCGGCAATGGACTTAATTATTGAAACTCCATACTCTGTTAAGGCAAGCAAAACAAAAGATGTTTATGGTTATGAAACTAAAACATTTCCGCATAACCCTTTGTATGATGTACAACGCAAACTTCCAATTTATACAAAGAGTGCAAAAAGCATTAGTAAGCACTGTGCCGGACATTACTTGATTAAGTTTCCAAAGGGATGGGTTAAAAGTCATTGCCCTAAATTAATCACTTTGGAAAGATATCCTTATCGTGGTCCTTTTCATACAGATGCAGAAGTAAGACTTGAACTTTCAAAGGCACATCGTGAACGAAATTAATAATTATATAATTGAAGATTTTGCTAATAAGGTATTTGCCGCTAAAAAGACAAATCAAAAACAAATTGTTCTAGATATTAAAGAAGCGCAGATATTAGTAGAAAATCTTACATTGGTACTAGCAAGAGCAGTTGGTAACCTCGATAAAGCAGTCAAAACAAGCGATGACGGGGTAATTTCAGTGTCTATGGATGGTGGTACTTTTTAATAAATAAACTACGTATATAAACGAGGATACGTAGTTTATGAGTAGACCAAAGCCAAAAATACTGTTGGAAAGTACTAACAAAAAGAACTATAAAACTGAGCAAGTTTTAGAGAGTGATGCCATTTGGGCAGTTTTTTATAAGGGTCAACCAGTCAACTTAAAAACCACTAGTTTGGTTAGTAGTTATCCTGGACCTAAATATAAAAAAGTAAGTTTTAGTAATCCTGGTCATGCACACAATCTTTCTAACAAATTGAATAAGATGTTTGAATGCAAAGATTTTTGTGTGTATAAATTAACAACTGGTGAACCAGTTAATGAACAAGACTAACATTACCAAAGCATTAATTTCAAACGACGAAAAATATAGTAGTGACCCAAAAAGTTTTAACATGCTATACAGGGCATGGTGGGTAAACTGGCGTTCTGCTGAAGATAGAAGATTTCGTTTATCAGACAGTGGTTACAAATACTTTAATACCAACGCTGAAATAAAATTTTACCAAATTAGATTTCCAATTGGGTTAGTGATTACTAACAAAATGATTATTGATTTGGATAGATTTATTGATTGCCCATACTATCTAACCAACGAAGAAATTTTGGTAACCCATGAAAAAACTGCACTACAATTGGTGCTGTTTGATGGTGATCTTACCAAATTTGGAAGAGCAAAACGAGCAACACGACAAAGAAACTTGCAGAAGTAGTTGACTTTTTGTCCTAATGGCATTACAATATAAAGACAGTAAACATTTAATTCTGTTTTTAGAAAGGTAACAAATGGCAAAGAGCGAAATTAGTGCAAATCGTACAGTCACCCCTAACGAGGCTAAAAAGTCACTACGCAAGTGTGTGTCTAAAAAGCGTCCAATTTTTATGTGGGGAGCGCCTGGTATTGGCAAATCCGACATTGTTCGACAAATTGCAGCCGAAGATGGTCGTGAGGTGATTGACGTTCGACTTCCTCTTTGGGAGCCTACTGATATCAAAGGTATCCCTTATTACAATGCTACAGAAAACACAATGAGCTGGGCTCCTCCCGCAGAGTTGCCTAGTGATAAAAATAGCACTGCTATTTTGTTTTTGGACGAGCTTAATGCGGCTCCGCCAAGCGTACAGGCTGCGGCTTATCAGTTGATTTTGAATCGCCGTGTAGGTACTTATGTACTTCCAGAAGGTGTTAGCATTGTTGCCGCAGGTAACCGTGAAACTGATAAAGGTGTTACATATCGTATGCCAGCCCCGTTGGCAAATCGTTTTGTTCACTTGGAATTGCGTGTAGACTTTGATGACTGGAATCAGTGGGCTACTTCAAATAAAGTACACAAAGACGTTGCTGGTTATCTAAACTATGCAAAACAAGACTTGTATGACTTTGATCCTAAATCCGCAAGTCGTGCATTTGCTACACCACGTAGCTGGTCTTTTGTTAGTGAGCTTCTTGAAGACGAAGACACTGATGACGGTACTATTACTGACTTGGTTGCAGGTGCTGTTGGTGAAGGTCTTGCTGTTAAGTTTATGGCACACCGTAAAATTTCTGGTCAGTTGCCTAATCCATCAGAAATCCTTGATGGTAAAGTAAAAGAGTTGAAAATTAAAGAAATTTCAGCAATGTATTCTTTGACCATTGGCATGTGCTATGAGCTTGACGAGCGTCATAACAAGAAAGCTAAAGATTGGGATGGCATGGCAGACAATTTCTTCCGTTTTATGATGGACAATTTCCCAACAGAAATTGTTGTTATGGGCGCAAAGACTGCTCTTACCAACTTCCAACTGCCTTTTGATCCTGCTGAAATGAAGAACTTTGATGAGTTCCATGATCGATTTGGCAAGTACGTTATTACTGCCCTTGAAAAATAAGTGCAAAAAATAACAAAGAAGGGGCTTAAATGCCCTTTCTTTTATAGACTTTTAACAAGATTCGTGCTATAATATGCTATATAATTGAAAGAAAGGTTGTATATGTCCTCAACTATTATGAAAGACGAAAACAATAAAAAAGTTTTCGAAAAGCGAGAACACAGCACAAAAGAGAAAAATGATGCTGTAGAAAAACTTATTACCGCTAGAGTTGGACTTTTACTACGACAACCATTTTTTGGTAATTTAGCAACACGCCTGCAACTAATTGATGCTAGCGATTGGTGTCCTACTGCCGCAACTGATGGTCGTAATTTTTATTACAATATTGACTTTATTAAATCACTGAGTGCAAAACAATGTGAATTCCTTTTTGGTCACGAAACACTACATAATGTGTTTGACCACCTAACACGTCGTTTAGATAGAGATCCAAAGTTTTTTAACTATGCTTGTGACTTTGCTGTTAATCAAATTTTGATTGACGAACGCATTGGTGAGAAAATTGATCAAGTAAAAATTTGTTATGACTCAAAATATCGAGGTAAGAGCTCTGAAGAAATTTATGACGACTTGATGAAGAATGTCAAATTTATGAGTGCTGAAGAACTCCTTAAGCAGTTGGGCGAGTTACTTGACGAACATATGGATTGGGACGAAGACGGTGATCCTAGAGATGGCGAAAGTAATGGCGATAAGGATGGAAAAGGTGCTCCTAAATATAGCAAAGAAGAACTGAAAAAAATTCGAGATGAATTAAAAGAAGCAATGGTTGCCGCCGCACAGGCAGCTGGCGCTGGTCGAGTCCCAGTGGGTGTCCAGAGACTCCTTAAAGACCTTACAGAGCCAAAAATGGATTGGCGTCAATTGTTGCGTATGAATATTCAAAGTATTCTTCGTAGCAATTATAGCTTTATGCGTCCAAGTCGAAAAGGATGGCATACTGGGGCGGTTTTGCCAGGTATGCTTAATGATGAAACTATTGATATCTGTATTGGTATTGATATGTCTGGTTCAATTGGTGATGCACAAGCCAAAGACTTCTTAAGTGAAGTTAAAGGAATTATGGACGAATATGTAGACTATAATATCCAACTTTGGTGCTTTGATACAGAAGTATATAACTATGCCAAATTTAGTGCCGATAACGGCCAAGATTTAGACTCTTATGAAATTAAGGGCGGTGGCGGTACTGACTTTGACTGCAATTATAACTTCATGAAAGATCAAGGAATTGAACCTAAGAAATTTGTAATGTTTACTGACGGATATCCCTGCGGAAGCTGGGGAGATGAAGACTACTGTGATACATTGTTCATTATTCACGGTTCGGAAGATATAAAATCTCCATTCGGTCAGTACGCACATTATAAATAAACTGCGTAGATTATTATGCCACTGAAAAATGGTACACTGAATCCTTTAAATGTTTTGGACTATCGAGTAGTACATCGTATTCCAAAACACTTTGAAAGCGTCTATGTTGATGTAGATTGTGATAAACCTACATTGACAAGATGGATTTATACAAACCTAAATAGTAGGTTTTGTGTGCAATCAGAGCTTAATATATCTAATGGAAATTTTATGACAGAGTCAACTAAAATTGGATTTGAAGATCCAAGAGAATTGACAATGTTCATGCTTACATGCCCATATTTAGAAAATAGGAGAAATAAATGAGTGAGCAAACTGAAGTACAAGCAACAGAAACTGTAGCAACAGCCGCTGAGGCAACACCTGCACAAGCACCAGCACCTGACCTAACTGTCAATGATCTACAAGCATTACGCACAATTATTGACGTTGCAAGTCAACGCGGTACATTTAAAGCAGGTGAATTAGCTAGTGTTGGCCAAGTGTATAATCGTTTAGAAGCATTTCTAAATCACATTGCACCAGCTAAAACTGAAGGTGCCGCAGAAGCACCAAAACAATAAGGAAAAAAAATGAAACACGTCGGAAAAATGAAAAATAATGATGCCCCAGTTGTCATTGTTTTTCGAACAATTCCGGGTGATCCACACAGTTGTCTTGTGGTGGGTACCCAAGGGCTGGGGCCCACTCACCACGATGCACTGATGACTGAGTTGCAAACTCCTGAATCACAAGGTGCATTTGAGTTAGCTACAATCCTTGCAACTCGCAGATTCCCAGATAACAGTGAAATGTTAGCTTGGTTACATTACAATAAAAAACTTAGAAAGATTTCAACTAAGGATGTTATTGTAACACCAACACCAAGTCAGTCAATTTCTTTAGATGAGTTGAATAAACTTATTGCGGAACAAAAAGGAATATCTTTAGAGGAGCTAGCTGGTGGCAAGAAAGGTGAGGTTACTGAAATTGCACAAATTACAGAAACTCCAGTTGCCGATATTGCTAGTATAAATGAAGTATTAGATGATACTAAGTTAGCCAAGAGTCTACGTAGTCAAGCAGATGCATTGTTTAAAGAAGCACAAACTCTGCGTAAACAGGCAGACGACTTAGATCCTCCAAAAAAGAAAACTGCTAAAGCTGTAGAAGCTTAAAGGGGGCAGTTATTTCTAGTACTTTTCCTAGGAGAGTTAGGATAGTATCTGGCTTGGATGCAAATTGGCGGGAGATTTTGGAAGACGTATCTTTACGTGCTATCCCGATTAAATACATTGCAAGCGTAGAACTTGAACTCAAAAACCAAGACACTTGTTCTATAGATGTGGCATCTAAGTTACGTGACGATTGGGCAAGCAACTTAGAAACCGCCTCACTAGAATTAGAAAAACTAATTGGCGATGTCCATGAACTACACGGCGTTAGCATGGTCGAATACCTGCTAGATTTTGACATGATAAGGAGTGAGGTAAGTTTTACCTCAGCAAAATTAGGAAATGACAACAACAGCAATCGTAATTAGTACAGAAGTAGGCGGTATTGGTATCAATGGCCGTATGCCTTGGCTTGAATTATATTCAGCTAAGGATGCCTATCAAGAACTTGCCAAAAATAATATAGTTTTAGTTGGTCGAAAATCTTTTGACTCGCACCACCATTTGCGTGGAGAAGTAACCTATGTCTACTCTAATAATGTAGATTTAGAAGAAAGCGACAGTGTAAAAAGAGTTTCAGGATCTGCTGATGACATCATTAGTATGATTAAAGAAACACACCCAGATAAAAACATTATTATTGCAGGTGGTGTAAATGTGTTCAAAGCATTTTGGGACCATATTGATGAATGGCGTGTGACCATTATTAAAGAGTTTGTAGTGTACGAAGAAGATATTGATTTAACTTCTATCCAATACCATTGGAACGACAGACGTCTACTTGGTGAAGGTGTAGATAATAATCAAAATTTTGAAATTTGGCATTACCGTAAGAAGGTCTAATGGATAATTATCACAATCTCATATCAAAAATAATTAACGAAGGTTCATTAAAAGAAGATCGAACTGGAGTAGGCACAATTAGTTTATTTGGGGAGCAACTTAGATTTGATTTAAGCAAAGGCTTCCCCGCAATCACAACCAAAAAGTTAGCATGGAAAGCTGTAGTTAGTGAACTGCTTTGGTTTATTTTAGGCAGTGGCGACGAACGCAAACTTAAAGAAATTTTGCACGGTGATGCGAACAGTGATAAAAAGACCATATGGTCTGAAAATGCCAATGCAGATTATTGGGTCAATAAGCATCAGAAAAAACATAAAGATGACTTAGGTCGAATTTATGGAGTTCAGTGGCGTACTTGGAGAGCTCCAGTATTTGGTGTCAACAAGATGGGTGTGCGCCATGTGGACCAACTGCAACAATTACTCAAGGGCATTAAAGAAGACCCTAACGGTCGCAGACATATTATTACAGCGTGGAATCCAGGAGAGCTTGATTCTATGGCGTTGCCACCATGTCATTGTTTTGCACAATTTTATGTAAACAACGGCAAACTAAGTTGTCAAATGTATCAACGTAGTGCAGACATATTTTTGGGAGTGCCTTTTAATATTGCTTCTTATGCATTATTCACACATATGATTGCACAATGCTGTGATTTAGATGTGGGTGAACTAATCATTACTTTTGGCGATGTTCATCTGTATAACAACCATTTGGAACAAGCTCAAGAGCAATTAGAAAGAGAAGCATTTGATTGCCCCAAGTTGGTATTAAACCCAGAAATAAAGGACATTACAAAATTTGCAATGTCCGATATTAGTTTAGAAAATTATCAAAGTCACGGTGCAATTTCAGCACCTATGGCAGTTTAAAGAATTAATGCTTCAATTACTTTAGGACCTTCATCATCGGAGGTTTCTAAAGCCACTGCAAATACTCTACTAGCATGAGGCACTGCCATTACAGCATATCCGTTGTCTGATGCAATTAAGTCTTCGCCCTTCTTAATACGTCCAATGACCTTAACTGGTACACGACCTTTTAATGCAATGTATGTTCCACCTTCTAATCCACTGTTCATCATGTAAGCAGGATTAGCAGACACTACACCAATTGCACGACAGCCCCAAGTACTTGCTGTAACTTCTTTTTCACCACCAATTTTAACAACTGTGCCAACATCGTATTCAGCATCTGTAAGATACTTTTCAGCCAAGTCAGCATAGTTAGCACTAGTCGCAGTTCCATGTACAATATTGACAAATATATCTGCGGCTGCATCACGTGCAACAATTGTACTTGGTGTGTTTAAAACAGAAGGAACTAGACCGCCAAGTCTGTCTGAGTTAGTAGCAGTACCTGCAATGTTTCCAACTTGAATAGAACCGTTGGAATCTCTAACTACAATTGTAAAAGGCGTATTGCTTATTGAAGCGACTCTAGGAACTTGGTTTTGATCTAAAATGGAAATAGACTGTTGTGCAGTTCCTAAAAATTGAACTGCTGACAAGTTGCCATCTGCATCACGAACTGCTACAGTATTTCTATATGGAGTTGGATTGACACTAGATACCAAACCTGCATAGTCAGTGTTACCAATTCTTATCTTAGAAGCAGTCTCTGATACTCCAGAAAAAGCACCTCTAAACACAGTACTTGTGCCACTAACGTCAACTGCTATTTGTTGATCAACTGGAGCATTTAAATTAACTACGTTACCATAGTGACTACCATTAGTTCTTCCATTAAATACTGGAGTTAATCCACTGATAGTCAATACTTCAGTATTGTCATTTTTTACAATATTACCATTGACATTCCCCACTAGTCTACCAACAAATCCAGCACTGGCAGATACAGTTGTTCCTTCTACCTTTCCTCTAAATGCCGCATTACCAACTGGCAGACTAGGATCATCAACTGCAACAAAATTACTTGCAATAACATTTTTAATTTTTCTAGTGTTTGTGCCAAGACTAAATGTACTATCTGTTTCTGGAATTATGCCAGTGTTATCAATTGCAATAACTTTTCTAAGTGTTCCAGAAACAGTTACGCCTAAACTAAAATTAGACCCAGTTATATTATTAAGATATGCTGTTCCAGCATTGTAACCTAAAAAGAAATTATCCGAGCTTCCTAAGAATAAACCCTTAACATTTGAAAATGTTCCATTATTATTAAGAGACGGTTCTACTCTAATAGATAAACTGGTATTCATAATTTGATTACCAGTTCCTGTATTTTGTACAAAATTTGCCGCAGGAATTTCTACATTGTTCACTAGCAACGATTCTGAAGTTTTAGCCATGCCCCCAAATTTAATATTTGGGTAATTTGTTCTTGAAGGTAATGTAACACCTTTAAAAATTTTACCAAATCCTGTTATAGGAGTTTGTGTTGAATCAATATCAAACTCGTCTTTAGAAAATATAGTAGTAATAGTGTCTTCAAACTGTGAAGCTAACACTGTATGGCGATTTCCGCCAGTATCAATCAATATCTTAGACACTAATTGTGCCGCATTTGGATTAACCAACAACGGTCCAATTAATTTATGTTCAGTACCATTATAAGCAAACAGTTGGCTTGTTGTAGTGTTAAACCACAAATCCCCTGCTAGTTGACCTGTTGGAGCTGTTGCGCTATGTTCAATAGTGCCCAACGGCTTAAATTCAACTCCGTTATAAATTTTAATTTTTTTAACACTGGTATCAAACCAAAGTTGTCCAGTAATTTTATTTGTTGGTTCTACAGAATTAGCAAAATTTTCTAATAGATATACTAAACTCTCGTTTAATGATTTTCCGTATCCAGAATAGTTTTTTCCAGGCAAATTGAGATCTGTAGAAATGTTATCTACAGAACCATCCTGTATTATAGCTATTGTTTGACCGTTAAATTTCTTTATTGTATATGGCATGTCAACTCTCAGTTATTTCTAATATTTACCATTAAACTACTTTCTTAGAAAGCATGGCATTTTCTTGTTCTTTTGATACCCAAGTGTATGCTTCTGAATTACTTGAGTATGCTTGTACCTTTTGTAAATGTTCTTGTCTAACTGCTTTCAAAAAGTCCCTCATAGCCACAAATTCTGGTGTCTTTTCAGTGGCATTTTTATCCAGCATGTCCACTAAAATATTCAGTTGCTTGTGTATTGAATAGGTCTCTAAAACTTTTAAATTGGTAGCGTAATTTAACGTAGATTCAGTAACAACTGGTTTATCAAGTCTAGACATTACTCGTCCAGTTGCATAGTCACCACTCCAGTATTCTTGATTCGCAGTGTCAATACTTACGTCTCTAACGTAAAATTTAGACAGGTCCAACACTGATTCGTCAGTGTCAGCAGTAACCTCACCAATAAGAATTCCTGTAGATTTTAAAAACAATAATTTTCTATTTTCTTTTGCCATTATATTCCCCAACTTAATACAAGACTATATTTTGGTTGTTCGTCCTGTCCAATCTCTGTTACTTCGTGTTCAATATGAATAGGCATTTCTAAATACGCTCCAGGTTCTTCTTCAACAAAGTTCCTGTTGCCTTCTTTATCATACCAAACAAAATGAGGCTTATCACTTCTTAAAAATATCAACTTAAACTTCCAATATGCTCCTTGAGAATCTTTGTGTCTTTTTAAAAAATCTCCTGAATCATATCTGTTAATCACAAAACCTGTAGCAGTTTTATCTTCATCACTTAACGTTTTAAAAATAGCTGCCTTTAATTCTTCACTCATATTAAAATAAAAAAGAGATTTCATTTGACTATCTCCATATGTTGTAGAAAAATTATATTTTTCATTTGGCTGTCTTAAAGAAAAATTATGTTTTTCTTTTTCTGCCAATTCTATAATTTCGCTAGCATTAGTCAAATAATTCTTAATTAAATTAACCTGATACATATTCCCAACTTGTTCTTCCTGCATTGACTCTGTAGACTAAATCGTTATTTCTTGTAGGATTGTTAACTGTTGTGACTACGTTTACACTACTCACATAGTGTATACTAATAAAACTTCCATATGACGCACTTGTTGTAGTAGAAATGTTTTGTATTGTTGAAGCAACTCTGCACACTGTTAGTGGAATCAAATTTGTAACTGGTGCTAGTGAATTCAAAAGTTCAACAACTGAACCTGCTCCTGACCCTGTCTCATTTAATCCTCTAGTATCTAAACTAAAAAATAAAGGTTTACTTTGTACCAAAGTATCAACATATTCTTTTGTAACAGCATGTCTTGAATCAATTGGATCAGCTGCCAATGTCAATGGTCCAGCAAGTGTTCCGCCTAGCAATGACAATCTAGTAGAATCTGTTATCACAATACTTTCACTACCATCAAATGACACACCGTTTATGGTTCTTGGAACTGATAGTGTTGATGCTGAACTTGCATTTCCAGTTAATGTACCAATAAACTCTCTGGTAACATTATTAATTACTACTTGCCCATTTGATGCAAGTACATTTCCAGTTATATTACCGGTTACGTTGCCTGTAACATTGCCAGTTACGTTGCCCGTAACGTTGCCAGTTACGTTTCCTGTAACATCGCCAGTCACATCACCAGTCAAGTTACCAATTACGTTTCCTGTAACATCACCAGTTGTATTACCTTGCAGACTACCAACAAGTTTACCGTAAAATTCAGTAGTAGACTTTGTTAAATCAACTACTGTTGTAAGACCGTCTCTAGTATAAACTTTGTCTAGTTTAGCATTATCACCATTTATATTGCCAATAACGTTTCCTGTCACTGTACCAGTTAAGTTACCGTTTAAACTAGTAGAATATACTGCGTTAAAAGGCCCTGCTGCCGAACCAATATCAACAGTGCTCAATGGTTTAACAACTGTTTTGTTAGTTAATCCACTGTCAAAAGATATTACATCTCTAATTGGTTCAAAAGGTTCTGCGCAAGTAATTACTAACCGTGTGCCAGTATAAACAATATGGCCATCTAAATCTTCGTCAGCATTTGATCCTGTGTAATTTCCAATCTTAACTAGATATTGTGCATTATCGTTGTCTCTAATACCTGCATGTACGTGTTCCTTAGTCCAAATGCTAGATTGCATTTCCTGTACTAACGAACTATCAGTTCTAACAAAACTTTCTGATGTAAGTGGACCATCTGTTGGATCTATTAATGCATAAGTTTGATCTACCTTACCATTAATTAAAGATGATCCAACCAAATTTAAACCTGGTAGTACACTGCCAGGATTATCAATATTATCATGTAAGTCTACAATTGGTGTTGTGGGGACAAATGCATATTTTGATACTATCCCAATTAACAAATCATCAACAAATAATTTTAAAACTGGATTATTTGATTCAATTGATTCACCATCTTTGATCCCTGGAATGATACTTCCTTCTAATCTACTAGTGCCAAAACCTGGAATACTAGTAGTGACTAAATCATAATCTGTTCCATCAAACACTTTTAATTCGTTTGAAGTGGTGTTGTACCAAAAGTCGCCCTTCTTAGATGACAGTAATGCAGGTTTAGTTGATGCTAGTTCAATTCTACCAACCCCTTGCCAAATTTCTGAAGAACTATAAAGTTTTAATTGATTTGTTAAGGTATCATACCATAATTGTCCAACTAAAGGACTGTCAGGAGGAGTATTTTTAGAAAAGTTTTCTAATAAATGTACAAAATTTTCATTTTGATAAAACCCATAACCAGCAACGTTTCTTCCAACCAAGTTTAAAGATACGGTTGAACTGTCTATTGCACCGTCTGGTACATCGACTAATACGCTGTTGTTTGAAAGTTTAATTGAATATGTCATCTAATCGCTCCGTTATACTGCAATGTCTTGTCCAGTTTGGTATACCCATGTTCTTGTTCCTATAACAAGATCACACTGATAAATTCTTACTACTCGTGTTACAGTTGGTGTTGTTGATCCGTTTGTATAAGATAGACATAATGCTCTAACAACATCGCCAACATTGACCGATAGTGCAGGTATTAGTGCGTCAATTTGTGCAATGGCATCAGTTGCAGGAGTTGCAAGACCTGTTGTATCAACTGTTACGTAATTTAGAGACGTTTTAACATCATCAACATATTCCTTGTTCGCCGCATCAAACTGTAACGACGGGGCATCTACGTTTGCAATTCTAGCTCTAGTAGTAAGTTCAATTATTCTACCAGTTCCTAAAGTAATAACAAGATTAGAAGCTGGATCTACTGTTATTTCATTATCAGTAAATGTAAATTCGGCTGCTTGTAGGTCTGATAAATGTCCAACATTTGTTAAACTACTGTTTACTACATTACTGCCTAATGTTGTGGAACTTAAAACTTGATTATTTCCAATATACAAACTGTTTGTTGAAGGAATTTTAAAATTGTCATTGACTTCCCATGCTGGTAAAGTTACTAAAGGTGATACTGTAACTGTAATTCCAGACTTCATCCATCTTAATAATTTAGTTGTAGCTCCGTAGACAGTTAATCCTGCGCCATCTGCTGTAGTATCTGAAGGTGTTGAAACTACTGCAAGCTCAATATTTTTATCAGTAATCTGTAATGTAGTAGAATTAGTAAACTGTGTTTCACCTACTACAAGTAAATTGCCTTCAATAGTAACATCTCCATTGACATTTAACTGTGGAGTATCTCCTGGAAGAGTATTCCAAGTGTCGTTAGGATAAATGTTGATTGACTTGTTTATTGGGTCAATCATTAATGAATTTTGAAATCCATTAGATGTTCGAGTTTGGATTGTTAACTTGTTGTTAACCCCGTTATTTGTCAAATAGGTGTGATAATTGCCGCTTTCTGGCTCTATATATAGTGCTACACCAGTGTCTGTTGCTGAAATTATTAATCCATCAAGACTTGTTAGCGTTAAACTTCCATCAATACTAGAATTTTTATCACTTCTAACAAACTTAGTAGATATCAAGTTCCCATCAACTGGGTCGATTAAAGCTGTTGCTGACTGTGAAGGTGCATTTATGTTGTTATCTACAACACTAGTACTGAAAGATAATCCTGCTTTGAGTTCCTCAATGCCTGTCGTAAAACCTGAAATTGCAATTAGGGGCACAAAAGCACTAGGGTTTAGTATAGCCATTTTTACATTTGACACATACATGACTGCTACTACTCTAGAATTTCCCCTAGTATCAATAATTTCTTCTACTATCCAACCTGTTTTACCTTGACTTGATGTATAAATTGGTCCAGCAGTTACTAAATTAGATCCATCAAAAAACTTTAACTGTTGGCTAGCATTGTCAATCCATAGATCGCCTTCAACCAAGTTAGCTGGTCTACTTGTACCAACAAATGGACTACCAACAGGTCTCCAATTTGTTCCATCAAAAACATTTAATTTACTTGTGTTAGAATTAAACCACAACTGCCCTTTAATTTGATTATTTGGTGGACTTGAATTTGAAAAATTTTCTAATAAGTGTACCAAGTTGGAATTATAAATTTCTCCAATACCTTTGAAATTTTTACCAATCAGTTTTAAAGAGGTGCTAGAACTATCAACTGTACCATCTGTTACAGTTGCTACTATATTACCGTCTGTTTTTTTTATTACGTATGGCATCGTCTATCCTTAACCTATTTGAGATGAACCAACACCCGCCCTAATAATATAGTTAATTGTTAAGTATGGGTTAGTGATAGGAATGTTAAAGTTCCTGTTTAAAGTTTGTCCTGAACCTGGTGAAAATTGAATTTGATCAGATCCGCTAGAGAATGTATTAAGAGTATGCTGACTTGCACCACCTTCACCACCATTTGTAGATGCTGTAAAGTTTCCAGTTCTGTTTGAAATTCTATCTGTAGAATTTAATGGAACACTTTCTCTTAGAACAACTAGTGTAAATGTCAGTGTTGCATTGGCTCCAGCAGTAAGTTGATTGTTCAAAACTACTGTGTTTGAATTTGGTATACTTGTAACAATTGTTCCTGCTGGAACAGTTGCTTCAGTACTAGTAACTTGCATACCAATAGAAATATTATCAGTATTGGAAACTGTAACAGATGTTTGACTAGTTTGTCCAACAACAACAGTTTTCTGTACCACAGGATTAGCAAACGAATTTGCCATACCAGCATTACCAAGAGGGAATCTGCCACGTAAATCAGGAAGTCTAAAATATGTGCCGCCGGCGCCGCTACCGTAAGTAGTTCCAATAGTTTGATAAAGAATAGGATATTCTGTTCTGCTAATTAGAGAACCATCACACAGTAAGTATCCTAAAGGAACATTTGAAGCCGCAAATGGGAAAATACTACCAATTGGAACAAATGCCTCTCCTAATAAGAAACTTGTACGGGTCACTCTACGTAAACCTACGTTGGATCTATGTATTAAAATAGTATCGTCTGTTCTATTGTCTAGTACTTCTGGTTTTCCTCGTATTGCAGAATCTGCAAGTGTAGCCCCAATAGTCAATGTCCCGCCTGTTCCATTGAAACTTACTGGAGCAGGACTAGTTAAGTCGCCACCAAGTTGGAAATTAGTTGATACTGCTAGAGAACTGGCTGCACCAATTACTGTACCAGTAACTGTTCCAGTGAATGCTCCGCTAAATGCTCCGCTAAATGTATCTGCGTACACTGTTTTAAATCTATTAGTTGGTGTTCCAATATCATAAAGAGCATTTACTTGTGGTATAATTGCTGGCCCTGCAATTGATCCGCCAAATTCATCTAATTCACCTACACGCAAGTGACCGCTGGAAGTAATGTTTTTCCCAACATATAAATTCTTTGCAATACCTGCGCCGCCTCTTATTTGCAATGATCCGCTAGTAGCACTTGTGCTATCTAGTATACCAGTTGTAATTAGATGCCCACTAATAAATGCATCACCATTAACATCTAATTCTGCATTAGGCAATGGATGATTAATACCAACTCGTTTATTTTTTCCGTCAATTTTTAAAATAACGTTGTTAGCTCCTTGATATGCAATTACCATATCAATTGAGCCGCCATCTGACGTGTTTTTAATTACTCCAGATCCTTGAACAACTGCTAGACTTAAATTGTTTGCAGTTCCAATTGTAAGACCTGCGTCATTTAATATAGACTGTTGTCCATAAAATAAGTTCAAAGTGTCTCTTCGAGCAAAATTATCAGCTGATACAGTTTCAACACTTGGTGTTAGAACGTTTAAAGCATCTGCTGATGTTGATGATCCGTGAATTTTTGCGCTTGTTGTAGGAACTATAGTGTCGCCAGGTCCTATAAATTTTTTGCTAGTAATATTAATACCTGGATTTAATTGATTAAATCCTTCAATTGTTTTTTGAGGAATGAAACTTTCTGTTGCAATAATTTTTATTGCGCTGTCATTATTGTATTCAATAGTTACAAAATGTTCAATTCCTGAGCTATCTAAAATAGCTTCAACGTATACACCAGACTTTTTACCAGACAATGCTGATGGACCGACTAATACCCAGTCTGTGCCGTTATATAAATTTAATTGCTGAGTTAATGTATCAACCCAAAGGTCACCTAGCAATGCATTTGTTGGTCTACCTAATGTAGGAGCAACGTGAGTGCCACCTGCTGGTCTCCAATTATTCGTTCCGCCAGTAGAATCATTAATATACAATCTCTTAGTGCTGTTATTGTACCATAACTGTCCTTCAATACTGTTGTTTGGGGACAATGGACTAGCAAAATTTTCTAAAAGATGTACAAAACTTTTTGCAACAGCAACACCGTAATTAGAATAATTTCTACCAACAAGACTTAGACTGGTACTGGTATTATTTTCAGTTAAATCATTAACGGTTATAGGGTTAGAACTTTTCCCTGGATCACTAAAAGAAATTGAATACGGCATCTTAAGTCTCGCTAAATGTTGTTAGTGTCTGGATCCTAACTGTATAATCAATTTGGATCAATCTATTCAGACTCTTTTGAACTGGGTGAAAAATAACATGAGTTAGTAATCTACCGTTTCCTGCGATCCCGTCTTCGCTACTGGCTCTAAGACCAATTTCATCAAACACAAAATCACTATTCATATCTTGTGCATTATCATAGGCAGCTTGACCATTTGGTTCGCCGTAATCTAATAATACACTACAAAAAATATCAGTATAAACTGTACCGCGCACATGGCGTATTTCTAAGAAATTTCTAGTAGGATCAATGTTTGACAAGTTCTTTGGGTCAATAATCTTATAATATGTTTGACTATAAAGTCCTGAATTTACCCCAATATTATTAGGAGTAAGATATGTTATAAGTCCATTAGGATCTACAGTACTTCCGCCGTTACCAAAGCTCATGCCTTCAATAATTCCATAGCCTTGATTTGCTAGGCTAGCGGCAAGAGCAACACTCATATTTTCATAATGAATGGCGTTTCTTCTGTCCTCAAATACTTCGTTTGTTTCAGGATCAAAAATTTTAATATGACCTTCAATATGGAAGCCTGCATTTTCTTTTATGCCTGATTCTTGAGCATTTTCTTGGGTATTTTCGTTCATTTCCTCAACCTTATTATTTTCCATAGTAATATTTATCCAGTGCTTAATTAAGACAGTTTGCCATAGTAATACTTATCGGGCAATTCTGAAGTGAACTCTTGTAAGAATCTAGCTTGTGGAGTTGACTCCTGCTGTATAGTAGTTGTTCCACCAAGGGTATACCAAATCTTACCAATTTTTTGTACTACTTTGATATCAACATTTGATATCACTGTAGAATCGCTGTTTAAAGACAATACACTAGGGTTAACTGTCAACACGTAGTTATTCCCAACTTTTTCAATAACAAAGTCTGGTGCCGCTGTTAAATCACCTGATTGCCCTTGACTGTTAACTTCGTCTGAGTTATGGGTTATGCTAAAATCGTGTTTGATTAACTGGTTACTTCCCCTAACTGGTTTAGTTAGTACCTTGCCAGCCATGTACACTGTAACTTGATCTTCAAGACCAATCGTATCATTGAATGTAAAATCAGTCAAGGTATAAGAAGCCACAGTGGTTACATTTACCCAGTTACCGTTTACATACTGTTGATACCTGTTGGTAGTTTGATTAAATTTGTAATTTTCAGGAGTTTTATACGTTTTTATAGTATATCCTTCTCTGTACGGAATAGTTTCATTGTTTCCAACGTTAAACACTTTGGTACCAACAGGATAGCTATCAGCTACGCCAGTTCCAAGTGTTCCTCGAGTTAAGTTTGTTAGCTTATTGCCAACAATAGACCTAAATTCAATTCTTTCTCCAGCAATAAAAATTGAGCTTGGTTTTGGATTATTGACATTAACTACTCCAAATATACTTGTGTCACTAACTTCAATCTCTCTGTCAGTTGACATCAGTGCCTTTGTCAAAGTCACAGTGCTGTTCTTTGATAATCTCTTGAACTGCACAGCATTTGTCATATCTTTAAACATTCTATAAGAAACTGCTTCGCTTGATACAATATCGCTAATACTTGTTACAACTACTCTGTCGTTGTTACCTAGATTAAATCTATTTGATATTTGAATATAATCTTTGTCAACCACTTGATAATCATAGTTTGGAATTAATGGACGACCATTTACGTCAACCCAAACATTGTTGATATTATAAACAGGTCTGCTAAGTTTATACTCGTTTCTATTAGGATTAGTTTTGAATACTTCTCTTCTAATTAGATTTTCATCATGATTTGTATAGGTGACCACTGATACTCGTTGACCTACTTGTATTTTAGCTGGACTTCTAAATGTTATTTGATTGCCAAAAATTACGTAGTCTGAATCACGTAGTACACATACTGCAACTACATCGCCAACTTGTGCTACTCCTGAACTCATAGTAATTGTATTATTGACCGTGTTAAATTCATAGTCTCTGCCTACTACTATAATTTTTCCATTTTTGTACACTTCAATATCAGATATTGACAAAGTACGTGTTAAGTAAGGAATGTTTTCACCTAATCTAAATGTTTGAGAGTTTTGTGTAACTTCATAATATTCAGTTTCAGGTGGCATCATTCTTTGCGTTGGAGTAAGACCCCAATAAATTCTAGAAGTATCTTCGTCAGGACGATTAGTAATATGCACTCCCCAATATATTATATTATCAGGTGTCAAAGTAGTTGTATTTGAAGTGTGTGCAACTTTACAAATATGATATTGTCCACTGAAAGAAACAATATCATTAACATCATAAGAAACTGTACTTGCCCAAGCAGGGAATACCAATTCAGAATTGGTCTGTGTGCTAGTGTGTCCAATTTTACAAATATATGAAACATTGTTGTATAGAACAGTGTCATTTATTGTGTAATAAACATTTTCTAGCCATGGGCCCTTCCAATCTTCTGTAGAAGATGTTAATCTAGTTACTGCTGCCATAACGTGCAACGGTGCAATATTTCCAGGCGGTTTAGTTAATGTATAAGTTGTATTATTATCAATTACAATTTCTTGATTATAAATTTCACTATAAGTTTTAACTGTTGACCCAAATAGCAATATATTAATAACTGTGCCTGCTGTCAAAGTAGGAGTGTTAGTAATAATAATTTTAGCACGTTTAGATCTGCCTGCTGCCTTGGTTATAGAACTAGTATTTGAAATTGAAATATAGTAACTACCAATATCTTGATAATTAATATCTGACAAAATTTCAAAAGAAGTTGCACTAGCATTGGCACTAGTCACAGTATAACTAAATCTACTTAAAATATTACTTCCACCAATTGTTGTCTTTTGTACAGTAAGTGCAAGTGTATTTGTAGCTGACAGCTGATCAATTCCATATTCATTTGTAATAATGGTAACAGTTGTTGTTCCATTTACATTTGATGTTAGTGTATAATCAGTATTTTCTTTAGCAACAAAATTACCAATCAATACAAATATTTCTTGTCCACTGCCAATTGTGTCTTGGATCACAAATTGCATTGTTGATCCATCCATTATAAATTGTTTAGTAGAAATTAAATTACTTCCTGCACCTGGGCTGTTGAACACAGTCATTGATAGTGTGTCAAATATCTCACCCTTGACTAGTTCTTCTGTTGAAGGACTATGTTCAACTGATAAAAATTCACCACCATCTAAACTTATGTCAGTGGCACTTAATCCAGTAGCAGTTCTAAATCTTATTTCGCCAGCGTCCAAAATTGTTGAAAAATCTCCGCCAGTAATATTTGTATCAAGAACAATATCATCAGTTGGTAAATTTACGCCATCACTTAATTCTTGACGAATCTCAATCTTTATACCTGATGATGGAACCTGTGGAAGTGTCAATGTACTTGTAGAACCACTAGTTGTAATTGTTTTAAACAATGCATCACTATTTGTTTGATCCACTGTGCCATAATTTTCATCATCAACTCTAACACCATCAAAGTAAACGTTGATTTTTGTACCTAATAAAGGTGTATATCCTAAATCATATGTAGTAGTAGTTCCGTCTGAAATTACCAACAAGTCCTTGTAGCTGTTGACAAATGTGTCCCAGCCCTGTGTAAACCAAGGCAATCCATCCCAGCCTGAACTAACTGTAAAATTAAGACCCTGTATCTCTACTCCGCCAAATTCTACACCTTTTATTAATTGAGTAACGTCCTTACCTGGCATGTTTGCAGTTGGGTAATAACTTGTAATAATTCTGTCAACCGCATTTTGAATATTAATATTCTTAGCATACTGAACTGTAATAGTTGATCCTGGATTTGGAATATTTTTAAATTTAATATACCCAACATACTTTGTGAATCCATTTTCAATAATTTGTTTTAATTGAATCAAATAGTCACTAGTTATAATCTCTGATCCAGTATTGGTGCTTGCATTTAATTCACGCACAATAATTTTATCAGTATCTAAATCTGGTGGGAATGTTAGTTTAAATGTGTCAGTGTAACTTTCTCCAGAAGATTGTGTAAACGTATCAACGGTGTACAGTGTATTTTTAATATACTGTATTCTTAAATTTTGTCTTGCAGGTAAAGCAAGATTAAATGTAATCACTGTTGACAAATCGTTTCTAAAAGTTATTCTATAGTTGTCAGCACTAATCTCTGCATCGTTTAAAAACAACTTAATAGTTGATTCGTCTTGTAATGCAGGGTAATTTGTGTCTGTATTAGTAGATGGATATGTTAATACATAATTTAATGTTACTCCATCAGTATCAACGTTTCTATTAAGAATTTCTCCAGTATATAGACCTGTGTCAGAAGTTCTATCAAATTTCATCTGTATTTGATTACTTCGAACTTTGCTATTTGATAATACCGCATACGCAGACCCATTTACAAAATCTGCTAGATAATTTGACCCTCCAGTTAAAATAACTTTAGGAGTCGTCAAATATCCTCTACCTGGATTTGTAACAATAATACTTGACAATTTACCATTACTAATTTTAGCAATAGCTGTTGCGCCAGTGCCTGGATCTCCGCCAACTGGAACTATTGTTACTATTGGTGGGGTAATATAATTTTGACCTGTTAGACCAATTCTAATATCTGACACCGTGAAACCGTAGTTTTCACCCCAATGCTTATAAGGGTAAACATTATTAATCATCGACGTAGTTGGTAATTTAATCGCACCAGTAATACTGTCAACATACGCAGGCAAGTCAAAATCAGTTACACCAACACCTATTTTTTCAATAGTATTATAACCAACTGTTGATTCTCTAAATTTAGATTTGTATGGTTTAATTTCTTTGATAAAATCTTCAACATAACTAAAGTCATTGAATCGATAAACATCATCTTGGTCTAGTGTTCCAGCATCTACAAACGGTGTAATAAAACTAGTCTTATATACCCAGTCCACAAATAGTTGTTCACTTAGCACGTGTCTTATGGCAACAAATACAAACTTTTTCCAATAGGATGCTAAATCGCCTACAAAAATATTGTCTTTAATTGCATTTAAAATAATACGTAGTTCAGTAGTATTTGTTTCATCAAACCCACCTTGGTCGTATCTAGTTACGTTGTCAAATCCAAGACCGGCAGCAATTTTATCATATAACTTATTATTGAACTGTACTGTTCCGTTTTCTCTAAAAACTAGATCGTAATCATCAAGATAGTTGCCTGTACCAGCAGTTGTTTTACGCACAATAATTCTTCTACCGTCTCCTGGTGTTCTAATTTCAACTGTTGATCCTGTTTCAAAGATAAAGGATTCTAAATCAGAAATGAAATTAGTTGCGTATGTGGCTGGCACATCAACTGCGTATGAAGGATCGACCCAATCAACATAACTCCAATATTTAGGCACGTTAATTGTTTGCGTAGATTCTCTAACAAACGATTTATTTTTATACTGATAAATTGCCCACTTATCAATTTCTGTATCAAGTACAGTAAGCACTGAGTATGGTCTAGCAATTAGCTTTGGTGTTTCAGTATATCCATAACCTTGATTTACAATTCTAACTGATACAACACGGCCATTTAAATCAATAGCAGTTTGTATGTTGGCTCCTTGACCAGTACCATAAATTTGAACTGTTGGAGCAACTTTGTATCCATTACCAGGATCATCAATGTTCACTCTAACAATTTTACCGTTAACTACAGTAGCACTTAATTTAGTTTGTACTTTTCCGTTAGTTCCTATTGAAGAGATTTCATCACTTAATTCAATAACTTCATCATAATGACCTAAACTAATGGATGGATAATCTTCGACCTTTTCTAGTTCGGCTAAGTTAGCCTTACCAACAATATCGTGTTTAAGTAATATTTCATTAACATATTCGATCATTATTTTTAATGCCAAATCTCTGTCTTTGAACCACGACTGTCTTGGTCTGTAAGATGTTCCATAACGCAACTTTGGAGATACCTCAGGATCAGGTACAGGATTGCCAGCAACATCTTGTCCAACAAGACTGTCAATGAGCTTGTTCTCAATACTAGGATCTAGATTCAAATAGGTAACATTTTCATTGACTAACTGCCAATGACTATGACGATTAATTTCTTTGTCAGAGGTTTGATAGTATACATCAATATTAATTTTATTACCATTCAAAGACTTTTTGGCATTAGTCAAACTTAAAGAGTTCGTTGCTAAAAAGCTAGCAAATTTAATACCTTGACCTTTAGGATCTTCAATTATTCTTGCACAATCAAAAGAAGTCATATTTCTAAATTCTAAGTCTGGAAGAGTAATTTTATTTCTAACCCAGAAATAATAAACGTTAACAAAATCATTGACTACTGGGTCAAAGTATTGATTAATTGATAGTACTGTATTGTCTGGGTTTAATGGTTGTCCGCTAACTCCCAGTGCTAGTCCGTCAGTTGTATCAGCTAGTTGCGCCCACTCACTTGGTCTAAAATCACTCTTAACCCACTCATAAACATCAACTGTTGATCCTGGGAATAATTTACCCCAGTTGTTCGCTCTAAACTCATTGTCGCCTTGCTCATACCAAACAAATCTTAAGGTGCTTGTGTCTAGCCAAACTTCACCAACGTGATCATCTAACCAAGTTGTTTTGTTATCAACTCTTACTTTGGCTGATGTTTCTAATGCAACTGTGTAAATTGCTGGATCAAAAGGTTGAATATATTTGATTTCATTTAATACTTTAGAAGGCAATTTACCCTTTACTGGGTCATAAATTTCATAGTAGTCAACGATCTCTAATGTATTATTATCATAGCTAATAACTTTTTTAATTTTATCAGTATCGATTATTGGCTCTTGTACTCTAACCTTTGACCAAGACCAAGAAGACCCACATCCGCATGCTTGTTCTATATCTCGTTTTTTATCAAAAATTACAACAGTTCCAGAGTCTGTATATGTTGTTAATTGATTAGAATCCTCTAAGGTTCCTATTACTTTTAAATCATATCTTGGAGCACCAACAAGAATAAATTCTCCATCAGTTGCAATTCCAGTTCCATATCCATCAAAGGATGCGCTGTCTCCGCTAATTAATGACTCGCCAAATACATATTTGGTTCCTAATCTTTGATACAAATAAACTGCACCGCTGGCAACTGCCTTGCTTACAAATCTAGTACTGCCACTATCAAAAGTTGTTCTTAGAGCGGCTGCTGTAGAAGTTGGATTAAGCGTATACTCTGAGCCATATCGTTCTTCTGAATCTACATATCTTTCAGTATACGTGTCAAATGCAACAGGTGTTGCTTGACCTCCGCCAATCGCAGTAACTAATAAAGTATTACCGTCTTCGCTTAATGCTAAATTACTTCCAAACAGCTCGCCTGTTTCAGTTGCAGGTGACGTAATTTTTTGATCTAGAGCGTATGAAGAGTTTAGTTGTAATTTTAATACATATACCAAACCTGCATCTAATTTTTCTGTAGAAGAATGATCACTAGATATTAGTAATGTTGTGCCGTCTGCTGACATTGATAGTTTGTCACCAAATCTATCATTTCTAATGGTTCCTTGACCAGTGATAGTAATAGTTGTTGTAGCAGTTTCATCATTAAGCAAACGTAAAGGTTTGAACGCCATACGCAAGACACTTAACTCACTAATTACAAATTCACCATTATTGCTAGCATTAGTTGATCCGTTAATAATCACTGCTTGACCAATTCTAAAACCATCTGCAATAAAACTACCAGTATTTCTAACTAAAGAATTGTCTGAAGCTTGGAATGAAATAATTTGTGCAACAGTATTGTATGACTTGATCACTCCCTTTAATAACAAGTCGTCTGATTCTAAATAATCGTCAGCATATATTGTTTGGGACAGTTGATAGCTATAAGATCCAGCATCTTTTCTAAAGATAAAGACTGCGCCAGAATGTACTTGTGTTCTGTCTTTTACATGATCAGGTGCAGATACTGCAAGTATTGTTCCATCTTTATTACATACAATATCACTACCAAAATTAGATTTTGAATTAATATTAGTAACTTCAGAACGTATGTTATAAGGATTTCCGCCAACAGTGTAAACTTGCCACAAGTTATTGCTGTCTAAATAATAAACAAAAATTGCACCAAGACCGCCGTCTTGTCCTGGAGCTGACACCAATAAAGTTGGTTTATCAGATCCTACAAATTTTACTTTGTGTCCAAATTTAGCTTCAGCTTGTGCTATTGGACTGGCTAATACTGCCTCAGTTCTATATGCATCAAGTTCGTTGTTAAATTTAACAATCTTAATTGCGCCTTCCTCAAATAGCTCTGATGAGGACTTGTTAAATTCTAAAACTTTTCTAATTGGTTCTACTGATTGTCCTAAAACTTTCCATTTTGCATTAGAAGAATTAGGAGCACCCGAAACAATATAACGTATGGTCAGTGCGGTGTTTTCCCAGCAGTCTAAACTTGCACCGTGTAGTCGTTGCATTTCTGGAACGCCGACTCCATTTTTTACATCTTGTATAGTTAAGATATCGCTGAAGTTTTCTTCTAACAAATAACTTTGATGCAAAATAATATCTTCAGATCCAAGTGCATTTCTTTCATATACATAAACTCGACCACGTTCTAATTCTGTAGCAGAAACAATAATGTTTTTAGACACTGGTGCAATAATTGTAGTATTACCAAATTTTTGTCCAGATTGATTAATTCTTGGTCGTATTGGTAAAGCCTTTGTGTTTGCTTCTTTTTCTAAAACTGCCCAAGTACCATCACCTACATCATCTACCCAAACAAATTCACAATTTTGCCATCTTGCAAGTCCTGGAATGGATGCTAGGTCGTCTAATTTACTAAATCTTGATGTTGCAAAATAATACATTGAACCAGTTAGTATTTCACCAGCGGCTGGAATATCATTGAACGCTGTCTTAACAACAAATGTTGTTCCGTCAGGAATTCCTATTACTTCGTAAACTCCATTTAGTGGATCATCTAGTCGAGAAATTGATACAAAATCTCGCAGTTTTAATTTGTGGGCAACGTCTGTATTGAAGCTAATTAGATTATTTGCATTATCAACTGTGTAATTTATAATTGTTACTGGTGACAATGTATATCGTTTAACTCCCCAGTTTCCTGAATTATCAATAGCTAGCCAAACAGTGTCGCCTTCTCTCAAAGATGAAGAAGATGACAATGTTAATATATTGTTTTCATATAGCCCAGTGAATACAACATCATCTAATCTTACATAGCCTGCACTTGGTATTTTTTGATATTGACTATATCCGTTACCATTGACCGGTGACACATCAAGTGTTGGCCAAGGTCTACCATTATAATCAGCTGGATGAATTTGCATGTCAGACAATGGCACTTTATATGCTTTATCCAAAGATGATTTTAGATCGTTATATTCAAATTCAAAAATTTGAGGATCTTGATTAAGTTTATTTTGATCTAACGTAAATTCTATTTCTTCATAAGAATTTTCACCACCAAATGTTCCTAATCTAATTGCCCATTCTTCTTGTAAACTAATGTGCGCACCAGTAGCTGAGTTATTAGCAACTGCAAATTTTTCTAAAGGAAGTGTGGTTCCTTTTTCTCGAATAAAACCTTGATAAAATTTATACTGGCTTGACTCATCAGGTATTAAAGAATTTAAGTAAGTTCTTGGAACATACCCAATTAACTTTTGTGCGTATTTTTGTTGACTGTTATCAAAATTGACACTATCTAAACTATAAAATTCTTCAAATTGACTAATTTTATATTCAAAGTTAGGTAACAACTGTGCAACTGGCTGTTTACCTAGTAAGGTCCAGTCTTCATAATTGAAAATTTCTCTAGCCAGTGTTCTAGCTTTTGCTTGATAATATTTTGTTTGATATCTAACAACATTTCCAATTTCATAATCAATGTTAGGTTCCCAATCATTAATTTTTGCACTGTCATATACAAATCCTGGAATGTAGAAATCACCTTTCCAACCGTCTGTCATAAACCCTTTGATTTTAAATCTTTTTTGTCTATAACCTGACGTTGGTTCATAAATTAAATCATTAAAAATTGTTTTATTATCAAAAACAACAACATGTTCTTTTTGTACTAGACTAATTTTTACAAAATAAACACCCTCAGTTGTTCCAGCAGTATCAATAATAAAGGAACCTTCTTGTCTAGAAATGCTTACTTTGTTTCTGTCAATAGATGTGCCATCAGCTTTGAGCAGTGTGTAATCATAGAAACTATCGTACAAATCATCAACAACAGAATTTTCACTAGTAAAATAAATCTTTTCTGCAAACGGTGAAAGACTTATTACTGAGCTTGTTGACCAATTTTGTAAACTCCAAAATAAAAATTCTTTACCTGCTAGTTTCCAGTCTGCAATCACATCTAGCTCTGGTAAAAGATTTTCAAACTTAAACCCTTCAGATTTAACATATTCTCCGTAGCCAAGGATAAAATCAAACACATCTTGTATAGAGTTGTATTTTGTTCCATAAGGAACTATTGTAGTAACGTCTTCAAAAGAATTTGCCACAAATGCTTCTACACCGCCAACAGATGGCAAATAAGGCAGTGGATAATATAACCCTGGCTCAAATGTTTGCTTGGTCAAATGAGTAGAAATTGCTCTATAATACTGTTGGCCATTTGCAACTACTAACCCTGCATTCACTGTAGCATTTGAAGACCAATATATAAATGGTTCAGTAACTCCGCCAACAGAAATTACAGGATCGTTAGTAGCATGGATTGCTTTTTTAATTGCAAAATATGGAGAGTTAGAATCATACCCTCTCACCATATAGCCAGCTTCTGTTCTTTCAACAATAATACCTGACATTGTTAATGTCTTTGTAGGCGATCCAGTAGAAAGAACTAATTGATAGTTTTCTTCTGGAACATATACTTTGTCCACAGTTTTGTAAGATGTTACTGTTTCTAACGCAACTCTAAATTTATCCTTGCTTGTGAATCCACCAACTTTATAAATTAGATTTGATTGAATTCTATTTAGATAATCCTGTAATCTAACTGCTGGATTAGAAAAACGTTGTCTTAAATTTTCAACAATGTAAGGATGATAACCTGTTGCATAAACAAAATTATTATCTATTGTATTTGAAAAAACTTTCAATGCTGCCGGACTCAATCTTTCTAAAGAATCTTTATACACAATTTGATTAGCAATGTTAAAGACATTTCTTGAAGTGTCAAATCCTAAAGTTGCATACTTGGCTGGCATTATTAATGCCATGGCGATTTGAACTGCAAACGGATAAATGTCACTTCTTCTCCAAGCAGTTTCTGCAGGACCCATATCACCAAATGACCACTCAGTGTATCTTGCAGAATAATCAAAATCTTTTACAGTGTTTGCTTGAATAGGATCTTTTAAGATTCCGTAAGAATCTACAGGAATAATATTAGACAATCCTGGTCTTGCATATTTTTCATCATACCCTTTTCTAACGCCAGCTCGAATATATCCTTGTTCTAAATCTTTCCACATGACATCGTTTCCAGACGTATATGGAGCAGGACCATATTCAGCTTCCCACCAAGTTGGCTTTTTGTAAAACCCTAACATTTCCCATGGATGAGAGTGAGGACGATCAGTATCATAATAATGTTTGTAAACTTTTCTCCAAGAGCCAGTAATGAATGAATTTCTGTCAATTATTCCAGTTGAATTCAAATATTTGAATCCAAAATTGTTTAGATAAATTTCATTTTCATTTGCTCTATAATCAATGCTATAAATGCCAATCCATTTTAAGAATTCATCTTCAATAGCATTATCAAATTGTTTTGATGTATAACCAGTTTTTCTAAAGATACTAGGTAAAATTTCATTTACATCTAAAATTCGTGGATCATATTCTACTTTTAAGTTATTAAAAATTCGTTTTTCTAACTCTAGTAATAATTGATCTCTGTCATCGCCAAAGCAAACTGTTACTGAACCATCATGTCCTTGTATAACTTGAGTTGGTTCAATATAAGTGTCATCTAAATAGATTGATGGCTCAAAACTAGGATATAGCCCTAATTTTGTGGGAGACATTGGCATTACTGCGCCGTGAATGTTGTTAAACACTCTAATTAAAATTTTATCGTTTACAGACAGTGTATTAACAAATCTAACTAATGGGTTATCTAAGTCAAAAGAGTAGTCTTTATCAATAATTAATTGTTCGCCATTAACGTATACTAATATTGCTTTTTTGCCAAAAGCAAATCTGTCATAAATTTCTGACCCGTATGCATAAGCTCTAATATTTGTATCATTTACAGTGTATGTATAATCTCGTTTGTTTAACCCATAAGGCAACATGTCACTGTAATAAAACATAGATGCTGGAGTTTTATCCTTAGCAATGCTCAAAATTATTTTATCTAGTGCATCTGGGATGTCAGCATATTCTGCTAATTCTATAAATTTTTGTAGTATTAAAGTTTTGTAACGTTGGTATTCCAAAGCAGACCAACGAAGAGAATGTATTAGATTATATTCTTTATTAGCTATTACTGCTCCAGCCATTGAAACTAATCCATCATGTTGAACAAATCTTCTTCCGTACTTGTCTAAATTTGCTAAATCACGTAAATTGTTTCTATCAATTACAGTGTTTAAATCCTTTGAAGCATTTAAAATAATTGAATTTAAATGGTCGTTGATTTCAGCATAGCTCAAAAATTCAGGAAAATCGTTCGTAGGATTGTTTACCAAGTTAATTGGTGTTTCGTAATAGCCTTCTTCTTTTTTATCGTAAGTTGGTAATACTCTAATTACTATTACATCGTTTTTAACTAGCACTGATGATAGCGTAATAAAAAACGAATCAAATGCTGAATCAATTCTAACGTCAAATTCTGTTGCTGTTAATTGTTTTCCATTTTTAAAAACTCTTACGTGTTCTTTAGGAGTTCTAATATCAATACTGTCAAACTCAAACGCATCTTCACCACCAAGCGCAATACGTTGGTCAATAATTTCTTGGATTGATAACTTATTGCACTTTACCCAGCCATTAACATAATTGTTGTTTTCTTTTAAAAATCCATTTTTTGTACTGCCTAATACAATTTGACCATTGACAAAATATTCAAATGTGTCTTCTGATAAACAATTCTCAAAAGTATAACCACCAACGTTAGAAACAGTTTTGTAAACTAAAGGAAATCCCAAAATGCTGTCGTTGCTTCCAACACCAATTTGATAACCAAATACTCTAGACCCAGAGAAATTTGTATCTGTGTAGACATCACTGTTAGAAAAACTTATGCCGTTAGAATCAAATATGTCAAACAAAGGAGATTGATTAATCTGTTCTTTTTGTTGTGACTTTATCCATTCTCCATTCTTATAAACCCAAGATGTTCTGCCATTCTTAATACCATTGATGACTAACAATCCATCATCTAAATTTGGTAGTGCATCTTCTGTTTCTTCTAGGTGTAGCTTCTTAACTCCGTTGATATCAATAAATTGCACTTGGAATATTTTATTTTTTACATCTAAGTCAGTATCTGATAGAAACACAATTCTGTTTCCATCTTCTAACGCTTTTCCGTCAATATAATATCCCAATGATCCTTCAATACTACTAAATGCATCTGTAACTGTATCATCTAAAAAATTAACATACTTTGTTATTTTAGAAAAATTAAACAGTTGCATATTTGGTCTAAACTCAATGATAGGACGTTGTGCCCTATCAAATGAAGTGAATGTTGGATCAGTACTGTTCAACAAAGCACTAGTGTTTACCACATCAATATGGAACCATCTATTATATCTGCTCCAAGGATTTTTGTCTTCGCTTGCTCGGTTAATTAAGATATAATCAGGATTAACAGGATATTCTGAAACTTCATCAAACGGTAACTCATCAAATGATGTTTCATCAAATGATGTTTCAACAATGGTTGAATACCCTTCTATTGTAAGAAGACTATTGTAATCAACTAAAGTAATACTGTTACCTACTCCTTCAACAATATAAGTTTTGTCTCGATATTTTTCAGGAAACACGGTATCTGAAAATACAATTTTCATTCCGTTTGACAAGTGTATACCGTCTTTAATTTCGTAGGTCTTTTTACCTATAATTTCATTTTCAACATCTAACTCTGTATTATCTTTTTGATCTCTAATCAAAAATCTACCAAAAAGCGTATTGTCATTTCCGTTAACATAGAACAATGTGCTTGGGGTGCTTTCTACTACGTTAAAAATAACAGATCCAGATGTTGTCCCGTTATTTTGTACACCGTCCCAAGAATCAACATCGCCACTACTTCTTTTATTTTTAATATAGAAAGGCTGATCTACAGTATCAACTTCAAATATGTAAGTAAACCCTCTGTACAATGTAATTGTTGGGTTAACAGCAACCTCATTAGTACTAAAATTCCAATTGTCATCAACAATTTTTACTTTAATTGTACTAGTTACTTCTTTTTCTTTTCCGCTAATTCTAACGGTTGAAGGCCCGTTAGGCAACCAAACATAGTTTCTAAAATTAACAAATTTATCTAAATCAATAAAGGTATTCCAAGCATAGCTTTGCTGTCTAAACAACTTGTCTTGATTGCTAGTATCTGCATTAAAATACTTTAAACTATTAATGATGTCTTCAAAAGTTTTATTAAATTCGACCTGATCAGTAACTGCATTTTTTGTTACAATCCCTGGTTCCAACTCATAGCGAGTTCTTAGATCAGATCCATCATTAATATATGAATCTGTTCCAGGCTTATAATTGCCAACTATTTTGTCACCAATAAACCCATCAACTTTCTTTAACGTTGGTTTTTCAATTAATTGGTCTATCGTCCCAGTTAAGAACTTTTCATTTGCATCTGTTCTAAAAATTACTGGAAGTAAGTCTACTGATTTTCTTTTACTCATTTTTTATCCATTACTAGAAACGACAATTGGGCCATTAGTTTTAATAAGTCCTGATGTTACTGTATTAATTATTTCTAAGTCACCTACGTCAGCTGTACTTAAGAAGATTTCATCAGCTTGACAAAACACTTGGAATAAACTACCAAAATATTTTTCTGGAGCACTTGGTACTATTAAAAAGTTTACTATGTCTGGGCTTAGTTGTTTTATAACATAAGCACTCAATTCTCCAAAATTAAACGTATCTCCAAAGTCCCAGTTATCTAAACTGAAGTATTCATTGATAGCAACAATAACTCTAGATTTTATATCATTATCATTGGTTACAGATTTTGAATTTTTAACAATGAAAAACTTTGCTTGCAAATCAACATTAGCTCCTGTACCAAATAATAACTTATATTTGGCAGGATGGTAAACTATTTCATCACTAATCGATTTAACTGAATTTAACCCAGAACTAAATTGTTCAAATAATTCATTTGAGCTAGGGGCCTTAGGTGGCTCACCGTTTTGTGTTAGTAACCAAGAACGTAATTGGTCGTCATAATTTTTTGTTAACAAATAAACATCAATAATATTAGTCTTGCAAGGATCAATTCGATAATCTTGGCTTGCTGTATGTACATATTGGAATGTTAATCCAGATCGTCCTGGATATGCAACTATACTGTTATCCAGCACTAAGCTAAAAGAACTATCTAACACCTTAATGACGTTTTCTGTAGGGGCATAGAAGTAAAAAAGCTGCCCTGGAAGATAATTGTTTAGGTTAGACACATCTAATTCACTGTTAAAAGTTGCAACTAAAGAGCTGTCAACAATTTTTTTATAAATTTGATCATTAAGCTGTACACTTTGTACAAACACAAACGAACGCTTAGTGCCAAGTATTGGATCTAGTAAATTAGGTTTAACAACATTTTCAAAAGAATCAGGATCATCAACAATTCCGTCACCTGTTTCATCAGAAAAAGAAATATTAATTCTGTTGTTGTCTAAGTACCCGTCAACATTTGAAATCATGTTAGTAATTTCAAATTTAAAATCTGACCCTAACGCTAGCCCTGTTTCAAGGTCTTCATTGATTGAAAGCACTGTTACATAGTCAGTTGCTGTGCCGCCCAACTTACTGGTGTATTTTTTGTCTTGTTCATTAAAGTAAAAACTTATTTCTTTTTCACTTTGGAATATATACTCTAAACCACGATAGTAAACAATCACATTATCGCCATCATTCTTAAACGCAATTAGCCAGCTAGCATCTAATCCTAAATTACTGATGTCGCCTGAATAAGTCGTGCTAAAAGTATCAGTATAGTCAAGATTGTTAGAGTTAATAATCTTCCACTCGCCGCTATTTCTATCATATCTTAAACCAAAATCTCTTCTTAAAGAAATTTGATTAACAATCTCAGTCTCAAAAGCAAACGGAATGTCTGTAACAAATACTGGTATAACTTCTGATGGGATAGCTCCACTTGGGACTGATGTAGAAATTCCAACAAGTCCCACTCCAAGATCATCAGTGCCCGTACCTAAATTACTACCATCACCAGACGTATAAGAAACTTCTGTCCAAATATAATCTTTAGTATTCTTAGTCTTAGTTGAAGTTAATGTATTATTTGGAGCAAAATACTTGCCTGCTGGAGGTACAAATTTTACCAGTGCTTCTGATTTAATAAATCGTAATGTTGACTGAGTATATTGTCCAATGCCAACTGCTTGAAGAGTTGCATTACTTTTAAAATAGCCTGTTGAAAGATTTGGCAACACTGACACATTTTGCCAACTAGCACCAATCTCACCAATTGACAATCTGTCAAATTGTTGATAATAGAAATCTCTTGTTGACTCTTTTGCAAGTAAAGGTTCAATTAGGGTTTTCATAATACCGTAAACTTCATTCTTAGTATTAAATTTAAAATTAAAGCTGGTTGTATAGTCGTTTCTATAAAGTGCGCCGTCTGTACCAAATAAATTAATTGAACTAGAACGCCCAGTTGGGTCAGTCAATTCAAAATATCTACTGATACCAGAACTTGTTCTGTTGATTGCTTTAACTTTTACAACTTGCTGATTACTAGTTAAAGGAACAATATTATAATCTTCCCCAGTAATCATTCTATTTTGTGTATAATAGACTTGCGGGGCTTTTTGTTTAATACTGTCATTAGTTTCTGATGCGGCACTATTTGAAACACTGCCTTTTAGGCCCAGATTCATAGTCAAGGTTTGTGCCTGACCGGCTCTGTTTAAAAACGGAAATCTAATTTGTACGTTGTCTAAGTCTTGTGGGGTAATCACATAACTTAGGCCATTACTGGTTCTGTAGTAGAGTCTAAAATTTCCATTAGGAAGTTTACCAAAAACACCGTCACTAAAGTTTAAATCAATTTGATCATTTTCTCTTGTGTTAACACTATAGAAACTTTTAACTTTATTTTTTACACTGTTATAAATTGCATTAGTGCCTGTAACGCTGTCCAACTTTGTCCATAGATTTGACATTGTATTATTAGCGTCAATTTCATAAAGCCAAACATCTGTATCATTAATATTTTGAATATCAACGCCAACAATTTCGTTAGCCACAGGGTTAGTCAAAGAAAAATCTGAATTTTGTAGTGTTCCTTCCTTAAACATAACAAACCAACCACTGTTAGTACTAGAACTTCCTTTGTTGTCGTTTCTGTACATTACCCCAAATGTTCCGCCAAGAGTTGGTGCTTCTTCGCCAATATCAGTTCTATCAATAATGCTAGAACTCACAAGTTCAAATGACATTGGGATTCCGCCAATTGTTTTGCTGAAAGAGAACAATGGGACATCTGTTGTATTTGTTCTTAAGTTATATTGTTCTGTAGGGATACTATTAATTGATCTGCTGGCATTTGGTTTGCCAAAGACCGCAGTGTCCATTGCAGAATTCATCACTAGAGTGAACTGTGAGTACCAGTCCCTGTTGGTAGAGTCATTCCAAGAAATTACTCTATTAGCAAGGTTTGTTCCATTAGCGTCTGTTAGGTTATCTGTTGTACTTACAGAATTAACTTTTAATAAACCTTTAGCAGATTGTGTTCTTTTAGGATTGTAACTGATCAACTTGGCTAGTTTTAAAATACTGTCTCTTCTTTGAGCCGTATCTAAAAAGTTTTCACGTGCATTTAAATCAATACGGAAGCTCAAACTTTGCGCCAAGAACGCAATCATGTCTATTAACGCAACATATTCACTGCTGTCAATATAGTCGTTAAAACTCTCAGGGAAGTTTTGACGAAGGTACTCAATCATACTACGACGAATCGTCTCAAAATCGTAGGATTTAAAGTCGGCATTTTGGAACGTTTGATAAATCTTGGTCCAATCCTCGCCAACTAATAAATTATTTTGTCTTTCTGTGCTAGCCATTCTTCGTCAATCTCCGATATTCATATTTATCGTAATTAAAATATGCTTACTTAATTACTCAGTGATCAAACCTAACTCTTTGTCAAATGTCAACTTAAGGACAGATGACAAATTTTCTGTTTGATATCTTAATGTTATTTCTAATAATATGCCACTTTGGAATTCATCAACCTTGATATCTTCAGCGATAACTCGTGGATCATTTTGTATGATCTGTTTGATATCATCAGATATTGCGTTTCTTAGATCTTCAGTCAATGGTTCAAATATAGCGTCCCATATAATGGTACCATAGGTTGGGTTCATTACTCTTTCGCCCTTCCTTGTACTAAAATGATTTATGATATCCTGTTTGATACACTCAATATCATATATTTTAAAATTTTGTGAAGCTTTTGAGCTACTAAATCCTTTATAGACATGCGCAGTACGCACTCCATAATTCATAGTGGTAGCAGTTGGTTTTATTACTAATTTTTTAATAGCCATTATATTGGTCCGTCCCTTCCTGTTTTTTCAGGCTTGTAAGCCGTTGGGTTAATGTTTTCATGATCGTCCCATGGTTCATGTGTTGGAACTCGACGCATTATACTACTAATTTTTGTGGCAGCGTAGAAATTATTGTTTTCCCAACCTTTTTGCATGTCACTTGTTGCATTTTTATCTGCTGTTCTTCCTGAAAGAGAGAATCTATCTAGTGTAACTACACTTGTTGCCGCTTCAGGAAGTATTGAAAGTGCATCTAACGCCAACGCCAAATTTGTTCCAGCAGTAGTATTTGGTGGGAAAGGAGCAGGTCCGTTCATATCAATTAACGTAGCTCTTTCGTAGTGGGTAGTGCCAGAAAATAGTACATTGGACGCAAGTGCTGTGATATAATTATTCAATCCTGAAGTTATTGATGTTGTACCAACAGTGTCAATTGTTGTTGCGGCGCCTGATAATACTGTTAGTCCTTTGCCAGATTTTAAATTAATCTCTCCCAATGCTTGTTGTTTAATTTGTGTAGTAGCATACATGTTGATGTTGCCAAGCGCAGAATATAAATCAATTCCTGACAACGGTCCAGCTTGCGTTGGGTTAGTACTTGCTCCAGTCGATGTTAAACGTATGCGACCTAATGCACTGGCATTAAAGTGATTGGCAGCAGTCCAGTTACAATCTAATCCAGCAAAACCCTCAATTAGTCCAGATGCTTCAAAATGCATGGATCCTTGTGCGGCAACTATATTAACATTACTGCCTGCTTCAAAGTTAATATCTCTGTCAGCTCTAAAATTGAAATCATTTTCACTGTGTATGCTTATACTGTCAGCGGCATAGATATCAATTTTTCCATCACTTGTGAATTCTAACCAAGCAGTTCCTCTACTGTTACAAATATAAATTAAATCACTCGAATTATGTAAAAGTATTTGGTGACCAGTACGTGTGCGTAATCGTACTAGCTCATCTAAAATACCTTCTTTTTTAGATTTTTCATCTTTGCCAACGTAACCATCATCCATTACAAACTGTGTTCCGCCTTCACGTTCAACGTAGGCAGGCTTTGGTTCTTTTTGTGTTCCAAATTGATATTGTTTGCCACCTACTACAACAGGCCCAGGTGTTGAAATTCCGTAAACATTACTGATCGTACTACGTCTTGCACTACTGGTAGTAGTTCCTCTTATAGGATCTTTTAACAAACCCTGCGTTGCAAGTCGCAATGTAAAAGGATGCATGGCCTTTTTTACAATGTCAGGTTTAGAATTGTCTCTGCCTTGAACTCTCTTGTTAACTTCAACAACAGGAACAACAGCAGTGTCGCTAGTAAATCCTAACTTAGTTTTTTCTTGTGGGGTTAGTTCTGCATATTGACTTGCGGCAATGCCTGGAACCATTTGATTAATTCCTGGTTCAGGAACACACGCTAGCCAAAAACATTGTTCCCTATCACCCTCAATAAAAATAATGATAACTTTTGTACCAATATCTGGAGGGACAAACCACATGCCATAGCTTTGTTGTGAACTAGATGCATTACGTAAATTTGCATCAGTTGCTTCATACGCAGTATATCCAAAAAAGTGCGGAGCATATCTTGGATATACTCTAACAGCGTCTGCTACTTCTTGTCCGTCTCCGCCTTTTCGTAAAATTACACACTCCAATGTTCCCATTCTAGTACTGTCGTTATGACCTACTACTCGAGCAATGTATGGTCCACTGTTATTAGTAGTTATTGAAGGGTGTTGCGTACTATTTTTTAGTTCCATTATCTACCACTTTCTCCTGGAGCACATAATAAGTCATCTAATGGACTAGGTCTTGGTATAAACCCTGCTCTAGATAAATCTTTGTTTAATACTGTAATATCATTTGCAACTTTGTTGCTTGCAGAAATTAACTGATCCTGTACTTGTCTTGTAGCAGAATTATTTGAAGTCTGCGTTGGAAAGTTTACCACATTCAAACTCGAGTCAAGTTCAACTGCTGGTATACCTGCTGTGAACAAGTTATAAGGATCGTATCCGCTTAATAAGTTTTGTACTTGATCATCCGTCAATGCTAGATCTGGGTTACCGCCAGGCCCAATATCAAGTGGGAAGGTAGGGACATTTAAATTAATCTTAGATGTAAATCCATTTGGTGTAGTGATTGTTTGTGGTTGCACCTGCTGTTCAATTGGTTCCTGATTTAATAATGACAACGGTGGTCTTCCTGAATAAAATGCAGGACTACACCCTGGTATAAAAGGAATAAAAGGCAACAGTATTGGTGGAGGAAATTTAAATTTTAAATACTCAACTAATCGTTTTATGTATTCAGCTAAAGGATTGTAAATTATTAAATTTAATCCTAAGATTTTATTAATAGCATCTCTTGCCGCAATCAATGCTTTCTTAATTGGTTCAGGGAAGGGTATCCATCCTTGTCTAATAATTTTTGCTAGCAATGCCGCAGCCAATAAAGGATTTTTTAAAACACACTGTATTAAATTTTGTATACTAGTAACTGCTGATTCAACATAATTTTTAATTGCCTGTATTTTGCCTTTTAAAATTTGTACAAGAATATTAACTCCTTGACTTGCTCCAAAAAGTGTTGCTAATGTTACGCCTGGGTCAATTGTGATAGTTTTTAATTGTGGTGCTGGTTCTGGTCTGTCTGTTTCTAAACCAAATATGCCTAATATACCTTGTATAATTGCCGCAACTTGTGCCAACTGTGGAACGATTGCTGCCGTACCATTAACATTAATTGCAAAGTTTCCATCTGCCTGTATAGAAAAATTTAAAAATTTTCCTACGTTTGCTCGTTGATATGATGCAGAGTATAATGATACTCTGTCATCAATTCTCCATTCATATAATTTATTTGGACCTACCATTATATTTCCTTATGTCAAATTAATTTGATTTAACGTAAATCTATCTGAAAAGGACTGTATTTTTTGTGATGCAGCCAAATCTTGTGACACATTTCGTGTACCAATTAATTTTTGTTTAAACGTTCCGTTTGAGAATGAACTTTCTACTTCTCGAACAGTATAATATGCACTGATTTTTGACAATGCTTTGTCTTCATTAGCTTCGCCAGATGTTAAAAATCCTTGAGAGTTAATGTCAGTTGGTGCATAGGCAACAACTCTCATAACTGGGTCAACAGATCGTAATGCGATTCCACCATCAACAGTGAACAAAGTACTCGTGCTGTCTACTTTATTTCCATCATCAATATACTGTGTTCCTAACCACATTGGATCTCCCAGTATTTCCATATTAAGTTCTATATTTTCATAAGGATTGTTCATCAATGAGTTTATATCTCTAGCTAGCGTAAACAATGGATCAGGTTGATTTGCACCTTTGACTGCTATCTCTTGTTTTTCATTGCTTGGATTTGGTGTTACATTGCCGGTAGTCAAATCGCCAGGTGTTGCTGTAGGCACACTGCTACTTGCTTTAACCCCTGCAATTTGTTTTTCAGTCATTTGTCCGCCAGAAGCGCCAGGCATATCAGTACTCACACCAAAATTTCCTGTAATAATCTTAGTCCACATTTGATTAAAATTTAAATTAAAAGATAAGATGTCTTTGTTTTTTCCAGTATACTGCCATTCGTACCTCCTAGCAGTCATTCCTTCATAATCAGATGCAGGAGGTTTATATGTTGGTACAAAAATAGATGATAGTTTAGTGTAGTGAACCTTTCTAGGAACAATTTGAAATGTTATCAACTTAGGAGTAACATTCCTAGCATTGTCATGTATTGGCAAGTTTTCTGTTTTAGTCACAACCCTCCACCAATTGATCCAACCTCCCTTGTTGAAGTCACCTTGAAATTGTGTTTTAATTTTTTCAGTAACATACAAACTGTCTTGAATAATTGCATCAATTACTTTTGTCAATCCTAACTTTCCTGATACTGTCAGTGTTGGCTTCACATCTTCGGGCCGTTCGCCTGCCTGTACAGTGCCAGTAATATATGAAGTTTTGGTGAATTCTTTATTTGAAGCGTCTTTAAATGGATCAAACATTGCAGACTTAGCAAACTCGCTACCATCTGTAACATTACCTTTTTCATCATGGAACACAATCTTATAACGGTTAAGTTTATGTCCAGTTTTATCTTCTGCATTTTTTTGAATGGTATCTAATGTAAGTTCCAAATCTTTCATAACTTCGCCAACAGTTCTTCCTGCAACGTTTAACTCTTGATTTATTATATTAGCATCGTCATACGTTCCTGCTTGATTAACTGGTACTCCTTTGATTTCCCATGTTGTGCCTTGCTGTGTCAGCTTTGCTTCCATGTTCGTTATAATCATTGGATAATATCTTGTTGTATAGGGTATTAATTCTGGTGTCGTAGAGTCTTCGTGATATCCAACGAAATCAATTTTTAAAACAAAAGCATTTGACTTGTCAAAGTTTTTATAACCTTTAACTGTTAATGCTGAAATAATATTTGTTAAAAAAGTATCAATACTATATGGCTCAATAACCTTTAAGCGTATTTCAGTAGTCCAATCTCTTGACTTGCCTAAAAAGTTTTTAATGTACAGATCTTCCAAATAGTAATCATAATTTGCTCTAGCAGATTGATTAAGAGTGTTAACAATACTTTGTAATTTGTTAAGTGATTGAGAGTTTGTGTTTTTTGGAGACCCTGTTCCCTTACCATGGCTTACAAAAATAGGATTACTAAATCCAGCAGTTTTATAAGATCCAGATTTTAATTCTTCTGGACTTACTACTGCAAGGGTTACTCTGTAATTAAAAGTTCTGTAGTCGTGTAGAATATTTTCACCTGGATAGGCGGCGCTTCTAATTATGTTTTTTAAAAGATTAACACCAACTTCTTTTAAGGTTGCACCCGTAGTCACTCGTTGAACAGACATTATACAACTCCTAAATCTGCAAACAACCTTGATCTCTGTGGGATATAAATTTTTACTCCAGCAATTAAATCATAAATTGGATCTTTAATTACTTCTGGATTACGCATGGCAAACACCCACCATAATTTAGGATCTCCATATGCGTCATTAGCCAATAAATCTGGACGATGTTCATACTGTGACGGTAATTCAACTAAGGTGTCGTCAACTGACAACGTTATTTCTCTTGGTGTCCAAACATCAAGATAAAAATCAGTCAGCTGTGTATTTTTATATGGTGAATATTCGCCATATTTGTATTCACTCATTATAGATATCCTCTTCCATCTAATGTTCCAGATATAAATTGATCAACACTAAAGTTAGACATTTCGCGTCTACTGTAAACAGGAACTAATGTCATTGATATTGTACTCAATGTTGGAACTTTATTAACTCTATTACCAAAATTAAATCCAGTAATGTAGTCTACATCATTAGGCAAATCAATACTAAACCCACCTACTACCACAGGAATGTTTTCATAAACATTTGCACCGTAGGCATTAAAACGGCAAACTGGTGGAGGTGATCCAGATAGTGTGTCATTGCCTGTTCTCATTTTTGTAATTGCTCTTAAGGCATGCACTGTTGCTAGCCAATAAACTGCTTCCTGTCTATTTTGTACTGGAAACTGTCCTGACACGCTTATGGTTCCAACATCTGTATTCTGATAAGAATAAACTGCATAATTACTATGTTGTATGTTTGCAGGATTCCAGTTTACTTTAGTGTCTTGCTTTACTGTGGGAGTTACTGGGAAGTAAATTCCTGCCCATGCGCCTGGATTTGACCCTGTTGGGTTACTATCCAAAACTTGAGTAATAGATCCAACGGGCCAGTACTGATTAGGAATTTTCAAATATACTCTGCTTTCTAAACTCGCCTGTCTTTCTTGGGAGGTAAAACTAACTTTAACCGTAGAGTTTAGCACCTTATCTGCCGCGGCAGTCCTAATTATAGACTGTCCGTTAGTAAGCTGTCCGGAACCCCATACTTCTTGGGCCGATGCCGCAAGATTTGTAAAACTGAAATCACTCATTTGAATATTCTCCCTACATATTTATTTGACAAAATTATGTAGGTAGTTTATAATATAGTTATTAGGAGTCTATAACAATAATGATAATAACGACTGTAAAGAGAAACAAATATCTTAACAACAAAGACCTACTGTTACAGATACACAAGAGCAAGAACACATATGGATCATTTATGGGTCCTGAATATGAGGACTATGATCTAATCCTTCCATCTGTTGATAAAATCAATGTAAGAACTATCGCAGAAGCTAAACGTAATAGAGCTAAACGGCTAGGAACTAGGTTATATCAACAAAATAAAGCTCAAGGCATTAAGGATGTCAAGCTAGTTGACTGCATAATTGACTACAAAAAGGTACCAAAAACTGATTTAGTGTTTAGGATTATGACACATGAACACGTGCCACTTGCTCCTGGACGTAAGAAAACAGTGAAAAGCACAGCTGACGCTCATGAAAGATGTAACTTTCCTCCCTATCAACATTGGGCATTTGATGCTAATGATGTACTAATGTGTGTAGGAAAAAGTCACTGGAAGGGCACTTTGCAAAACGGTACCTTTTCTAAAGAACACGGAAGAATTACTGAAGAGCTTGGCAAAATGTATCTAATGCTAGCTGAACGATATGCACAAAGAAGCAATTGGCGAGGTTATACTTACGTTGAAGAAATGAAAGGACAAGCAATTTTACAATTAAGTCAGATTGGTCTACAGTTTGATGAAAGTAAATCTGAAAATCCTTTTGCTTATTATACTGCCGCCGTTACTAACAGTTTTACTCGTGTGCTTAATATTGAAAAGCGTATGCAAAATATTCGTGATGACATGTTAGAAGAAAGCGGACTAACTCCTAGCTTTACAAGACAAAACCAACAAGAATACGCAGAGGAAACTGCACGTCAAGCTGCCTTGTACAAGGGCATGAGACAAGCAAAAAGTGAAGATACTCCAGAGGAAGAAGCTGAATGACAAATCTTTTTAAGAAAGCAGCCTGTTTTACTGATATCCATTTTGGATTGAAGAGTAATAGTCGTACACACAATGAAGATTGTGCTGATTTTGTTGATTGGTTTATTGCTACTGCTAAAGAAAAAGGTGCAGAAACTTGCATTTTCTTAGGAGATTGGCATCATAATCGCTCAACAACTGACGTTAGTACAATGAATTATACAGTAAATGCGTTAGAAAAACTTAACAGCGCATTTGACACTGTACATATTATTACAGGTAATCATGACCAGTATTATAAGGACAAAAGAGATCTACATAGTTTAGAATATGGCAGATTATTTCCAAATATTAACATGGTCAATAATGCTTTTACAGAAGGAAATGTCACTATTCTTCCTTGGCTAGTAGGCGATGAATGGAAGACTATTGAAAAGATCAAGAGCAAATACATATTTGGTCACTTTGAACTTCCGCTGTTTTATATGAACGCCATGGTGCAAATGCCTGATCATGGCGAACTACAGCCCACTCACTTCAAACATCAAGATTATGTTTTTAGTGGTCACTTTCATAAGAGACAGAGCAAGGACAAAGTTCATTACATTGGCAATGCCTTCCCACACAACTATGCTGACAGCTGGGATGACATGAGAGGAATGATGTTATTGGAATGGGACAAGCCGCCTGAATATATTGATTGGCCTGACTGTCCTAAATATCGTTCTGTAAAATTAAGTAGACTTCTTGATGAGAAAGATAGTATAATGAAGAGTAAGATGTACTTACGTGTTACTCTTGACATTGATATTACCTTTGAAGAGGCTAATTTCATTAAGGAAACCTTTATGAAAGAGTACGACATCCGAGAATTAAGTTTGATTACGGAGAAAGATAACTTGGAAGGACTAGTTGATGAAAATACTGATGTTAAGTTTGAAAGCGTAGATCAAATCGTAGCTGAACAAATCGTTGCCTTAGAGACTGGCACATATAATAACAATACTCTATTAAGCATTTATAACGGACTTCATGTTTAAACTAAAAACAATAACAGTAAAAAACTTTATGAGTGTGGGGAACCAGACTCAAGCCGTAGATTTTGACAAGAATCATTTGACTTTGGTGTTGGGTGAAAACGTAGACTTAGGCGGAGATGACAGCGGTAGTCGTAATGGTACTGGTAAAACAACTATCATCAATGCTTTGTGCTATGCTTTATATGGCGAAGCCTTAACTAAGATTAAAAAAGAAAATTTAATTAACAAGACAAACGGTAAAAACCTAATTGTTACTTGTGAATTTGAAATTAATGGCAGACAGTATAAGATTGAAAGAGGAAGAAGACCAAACTTCTTAAAATTTTACGTTGATCATGTTCAAATAAAAGATGATTCACAGGGCGATGACGATGCTCAAGGAGACAGTAGAGAAACACAAAAGGCTATTGAATCTTTATTAGGCATGAGTCAAACAATGTTCAAGCATTTGGTTGCATTGAACACATATACCGAACCGTTTCTAAGCATGCGGGCAAATGATCAACGAGAAGTCATTGAACAGTTGCTTGGTATAACCTTGTTAAGTGAGAAAGCAGAATTACTTAAAGTTCAAGTAAAAGAAATTAAAGATCAAATTCAAGCAGAAACTTTTAAAATCGACAGCATAAGGACTAGTAATGAAAAAGTACAACAATCAATTGACAGCCTCTCTACTAAAAGTAAAGCCTGGGAATCCAAGCGAGAACAAGACTGCGCCGGTTACCAATCAGCGATTGCCGAGTTGCGCTCTGTTGATATCGACGGAGAAATTGAAAAACATGCTAGACTCAAGGTGTACAACGAACTAACAGCAAAAATTAGTTCATTAAACAAGCAGAAGGCCACTCTTGAAACTGCTATTGGTCAAGCTGAAAAGACCGTTAGCAAGTATACTAGAGAGTTAGAACAACTTGATAATAAAAAATGTCCTGCTTGCGAACAAGAACTGCATGATCATAAACACGACGAGATGAAAGACACTGCTGTAAAGCATTTGTCTGATTCAATTGCGTATCAAGACAAGGTGTTAGCTGACCTTAATCTAGTGTTAAAAGAATTGTCTGACATTGGCGATATCAATGGAAGACCGTCTACTTACTATGACAGTGCTGAACAAGCCTACAATCATAGAAATAACGTTGAAAGTTTGAGTAAGGCTCTTGCTGACAAGCAAGTAGAGTTGAATCCTTACACTGAACAAGTGGACGAATTACGAAAAACAGCATTACAAGAAATCAGTTGGGACACAGTTAATGAGTTGACTAGTGTAAAAGACCATATGGAGTTCTTACACAAACTATTAACCAGCAAAGATAGTTTTATACGTAAGAAAATTATTGATCAAAATCTTGCATATCTAAACAAACGTCTAAGTTATTACTTGAATAAGGCAGGGTTGCCACATCAAGTCAAGTTCTTAAACGATTTGAACGTTGAGATTACACAGCTAGGCCAAGACTTAGACTTTGATAACTTGAGTCGCGGTGAACGCAACCGACTTATTTTAAGTTTAAGTTGGGCGTTCCGTGATGTTTGGGAAAGTTTATATCATCCTATTAACTTATTGTTCATTGATGAACTTATTGATGCAGGCATGGATAGTGCAGGTGTTGAAGGTGCATTGGCGATTCTTAAGAAGATGGCTAGAGAAAGAGATAAAAATATCTATTTGATCAGTCACAAGGATGAACTTGCGGGTCGAGTAAACAGTATTTTACGAGTGATTAAAGAAAACGGGTTTACCAGCTACTCAACTGACACAGATGTTATTGAAGCTCCGGTATAATTATGTTTAAAGAAAAGCATGAACGATTTCTAGAGCTCATAATTGCATATTACAACTGCAAAGAGAACTGGTTAGAAAACGGAACACGCGAACGCACCATTGCTTATCGAAAAGTTTTAAAAGAACTAAGCAGGTTAACCAAAGAGATGTCTGATATCGTGATGGAAGCACAGCACGAAAGATGGCGAGAAAATAAAGAAATGCGCAAAAATACTGGCACTTATGTTACAAAAAGAAGGCCAAAAGTATAAGAATCAATTTCTTCACAAATACTGCGTATTAGAATTAAGTAATACGCACTTCAGCTTATAAAAAGGAAAATTAAAATGACAGATACTATTAAATTAATCGAAGATTCACTAGCACAATGGAAGGCTGAAGACGAGAAATTCGTCAAAGGTAACAGCGCCGCTGGCACAAGAGCTCGCAAGGCATTGGCAGAACTAGCCAAGGCAGTAAAAATTCGCCGTAACGAAATTACAGCAGAGAAGAACGCTCGTAAAGAAGCCAAGGCAGCTTAATGTCAGACGTTGACGTTAAGCGATTACTTCAGCTTGAGCAAACTGTAAAAAGATTAGAGTTCCAAGTTGCACAACTAACTCAAAGAGTCAATTACTTTGAGCGTGAACGTCAACGAATTAAAACTGATATCAATCATATTGCAGGGATCCTTAGAAAGCAATGACATGGTTGTACGAAGGGATCACTGTTGAACAACTTCCAGAGGAGTGTGTTGGTTTTGTTTATATCATTACCAACACACTTACTGGTCGCAAATATATAGGCAAAAAACTAGCAAAATTTAGTCGAACTACTTACAGAGTACAAAAATTAAAAAACGGTACTAAGAAGAAAAAAAGAATTAAAAGTAAAGTAGATAGCGACTGGCAAGAATATTATGGCTCAAGTGACGAACTGAACAAAGACATAGAGACATTAGGCAAAGAAAACTTCAAACGTGAAATTCTCCACTATTGCACGAGTAAGGCAGAAACTTCATATCTAGAAGCTAAAGAGCAATTTGAACGTAAGGTATTGGAAACTGATGAGTATTACAATGGCCACATTCAAGTTCGCGTCCACGGCTCACACATAATCAAAAAATTTAAGGCTCAATTAAACAGTTAATGACTCGCACAGGTTAATATCATGTGCCTAGAGACAACCCGATAATAAGGGGGACGGAAGTCTTGCCGCTGTAGCAAGCACTCAACTAGTATCCTTAACAGGACCACGATAGCAAGCATGCCTGCTGTTTAGTTGTTTGAATAGAGTCAAAAAAGGCAAAAAGAAGGGAGAAAAACCCTACGTTTGTGTGTATGTTAGCGTATGTACACAAACCGCCGTCATAATGAAGACGCAACTCGAGGTACCGGATGACCGCCTCTGTAATGTTGTAACGCTAAGTGGTTGTGCTACTCGGATAATGTAGATCATTTCACTTCGCCCGCCAGGGCGAAGTGTGGCTGATTAATCTGGATAATATCGTAAACACTTCGTGTTTTATAATTGTTCTTATTATTAAATGAAATAAAACTGTGAGTTATGAAATAACGAACAAGTGAGCGTTAGCTCACTGATAGAACATGCTACTGTTATCAACTTTACTACTTAAGGGTAACTCAGATTAAAGGCATACCGGAATCTTTAGTCCATTCCATATTTTCTTTTACGATTTCATTGATAGCTTGTTTTTGCTCGTAGGTCAACTGAAATGCCTCATCAGTGGTAAGGCCTCCACGCATGTACCATGCTAACCTGAATGTGTCTTTTTCGATGGCTTTTGCTTCTTTGTCGAGTCCTGCTGATATCTCAACAATTTCAGGCAGAGTTTTAGACAAAAGCCTTAGACGAAAAAATTTGAGTAATCAAACTCAAAGGGCACTTCCATCTGTGCGGGAGCTCCTTGATCCACATACTGCTGTGGAGTCTGTATGGTCATGAAGCGTTTGTTGTTCCTATCGTTAAGTTCTCTAAATGCTTTAGCCACTACATCAAAAAACTCTTTATCACAATTTTCTAAAAACTCTTTAATTTGTAATGGGTCAGTGGTGTTGCCTTCTGTAGTGTCAATACGCTTAATTCCGTTTAACATCTGCATGAGAGTAGCATCTGCTAGACGTCCCATGGCGTTTGCTGCCATGTCAATACGCTGTTCTTCACTGAGATCTTCGTTTTGTATAATGGCTTGTAGCACACGATTACTGTCAAAACTTAGTAGGCTATAGTCAGTTAATACCTTGTAGGTCACTGGCTCAATGTATATGGTCATATCGTTGTTGACTTTGACTTCTTCTTCCCAAAAGGTATTTTCCACAATTTGATCTAACAACGGTCTCAAGTCAATTTCAAAAGGTTCTTTTTCATTGGTGCCTGGAATACTCACATCCATGGTCATTTTTTCGCCGTATGTGGCAATGCGTATGGCAATTAATATTGCATCTAAATCTAAACTTGGACACTTCCAAGGATCTAAAATATTTGGCACACAGCTTTTAATCACGTCCACAGTGGTACGTCCGTTGAACAATGCATCTGGAGTTCTGATCAACAGCTCGTCTTTAACGGTCAGTCCATATACAGGGAACTCTCCGTTAGCTGGTATTTCTAAACTGCCTTCAGGCCAAAAGCGTCCTTGGCTGGGCAATTTAAGAAATAGTTTGGGTCTTCTCATAAAAGAAGACAGGGGATTTTTACGTGGACTTTCCATTTTTTAACTCCGATAAATAATATACTGCATTATTTATATGCGTATATTTCTGGGAAAATTAAATGTCTGAAGTAACTGGTACACTGGGAAGCGAAAGTATTAGACTGCGTGGTATGGCGCTGGAAGAAACACAGCGTGAACTATTGCTGACCTTGCAAAAAATAGCTAAAATAGACTCTAAGAGTGTGGGTGGATTCTTTGGAGCAATTGGTGATGCTTCCAAAGATACTAGCGGAAAACTAGGAGTGCTTGGCGGAGCCGTGTCTAAATTTAGCGGTGTTGTTGGAGTTATTACTGGTGCTGGCAAAGTATTAGGCAGTATTTTAACTGATCTAACTGGTGGATTTGAAGGAGTGTCGCAACAAATTAGAACTTCTAGTGGAGCCATAAGAGATCAAACTAACAACTTGCGCATATTAGGATCACGCACTACTGGAGCTACTAGTGCCATTTACAAGTTTGCCGCTGAAGGGATTGGTCAATTAGAAGAACAATTTGATGTTTACAAGCGACTGAGCAATATTGGCGGGGTAGTTGCAGGGGACTTTGACAATCTAAGAATTAATGCTAGTACACTAGGCGTTACTATGCAAGAGTACGCTGGATTAATGGAAGAAAACTTCCTTAATTTACGATTAAACGGCACTAGTGCAAGAAATGGCATGAGAGATTTGCGTCTATCTGCACAAAGTATGCGTGATAGCGGTGAAGCATTCAACGATCAATTCATGCGATTAGGCATTGGAGCAAATGATTACGGAAAAGTTATATTACAAAATTCCATGTTGTTTGGTGGTTTGACTAAAGCACAACAGACTTATGGTTCCATGTTTAATGACAAGATGTTGCAGACTACAAAAACTGTAACTCAATTGGGAGATGCATTTGGCTTCAACAGAGAAGTCATTATGAAAGCTGCCAACGAAGCATTGCAAGATGCTCGCAATAGAACAATCTTTAATAACATTAGAGAAGAAGGTAAGCAACAGATGCTATCTCTAATGACTGGCATGTTTGGCGGAGATGCACAAAAAGGCATGCGAGCAACCATTGCGGCTTACACAGGGCGTTTTGATGAACAAAGTGCCGTGCTTGCTGGCATGGCTCCTGACCTAATGCAAAAAATGAAAGCTCTATCGGCAGCAGTGGCCAAAGGTGTGCCAGTAATGGATGCTATCAAACAAGTTGATTTAGGTCCTACGTTCGCAAGGATAGAAAGTCAGTCAAATGATTTAGCACAAGGATTTTTAGATAATGCTGGCGCTCCTGGTATTGCTGCCAATGCATTGTTAAACTTACAGCAAATGTTTGGCGATATGCCAGCTGTTCAGAAAAGATTAGAAGATTCCACAAACAGTTTGACAAGTCAGCAAGGTAAGAATTTAGATGCATTAGGCACATTTCAAAGAGAAAATATTAGAATAGCTGTTAGCATGGGTGAAGCAAATAAAGTATTAAACACATTTGGTTTAGGAGTTGCTCTCAGTTCACAAATTATTACTTCAGCTGTTGGAGAAATTGCAAAAGGTATAGGAAAATTAGGGGATGACGCATTTTTAAAAAGTAATATAGATGCTGTTACAAGATTAAAAGAGTTGAATATATCAGCAACAAAAGAAATACGCGAGTTTAGTAAAACAAGCAGTGAAGGAATTGACAAGATAATTGATCGTGCTGTGAATAAGTTTAACGAATTGACAGGCGGTACTAATACACAAAGTGGTAATCAAAATCAATCAAGAAATGGATCCCAAGCACAAGGCTCTCCACAAACGCCAAATAATGGCAACGCACAACAAGCATCTGCACAGTCTGCACCAGCGGCAAACGCAGGAGCTCCTGCAAGACAAGCATTAGGACCTGCGGCTAATGCATTGTTAGGAGCTATTGAAGGTGTTCAAAGAACCAATAGCACTCTTCCAGATACTGAAAAACTTCGTGGTGGTGTAAAATTTGATTACAAGATTAATAAAGGTCAAGAAGTATCTAGAGAAGTTGACCAGATTAAAAACTTAATGGCACAGGCTAACTTAAAAGAAGGAACTGATTTTAAGTTGTCTAGTCAGTATGATGGTACTACTGGTAAAGTTGGAGTTGAATTTATGTCAACTGAGGCCGCAGATAAATTTGCACAAGTGGCTTCAAAAATTAAAAATCCACCACCGGCACCTCCTGCACCAACCGCATCCGCTCCAAGACCAGAAACGAGTGCGGTGGTACAACCTAGAGCTGCCACTCCTACTACCAATACTGCTGAAAGACCTGTGCAAGTATCCACTTCTGCTCAGGAAGCATCACAAAATCAGTTAAATAATAGCAGAACACAAGTGGCTACATTAGGAACAGACTCTGACATGCTTGCTAGATTAATTCAGAACGATAATGAAAATACCACAAGAGTTATTGACAAATTAGAATCGTTGACTCAATCTGTTATGAGATCAATACCAGCGTAAGGATTAAGAATGGCTTGGAAAAAGTTTTTTACACCAGTTAAAGTTAACAATGATGGAGGCTCAAAGAGTCTTATATCAGGATCGGGCGGTTCAAATTATAACGCATTCAGAAGCAACTATTCCAGTTTCCTTCCTGATGTATATTCAGGGCATCCAAATAGATTAGAACGATATCAGCAGTATAATACTATGGATGCTGACAGCGAGGTCAATGCGGCATTAGACATTTTAGCTGAATTTTGCACACAAAAGAACAAGGACAACGGTACTGCGTTCAACATTGATTATAGAGAACAAGCAACAAATACCGAAGTTAAACTATTAAAGAAATGTTTACAACAGTGGCACAAACTGAATCAATTTGATGTAAGAATTTTTAAAACAATCCGTAATCTTTTTAAGTTTGGTGATTGTTTCTTTGTACGTGATCCAGAAACTCAAAAATGGGTTTACATTGATCCTAGTAAAGTTGACAAAATTATTGTTAACGAAAGTGAAGGCAAAGAGCCTGAGCAATATGTTATTCGAGACCTAAACGTTAACTTACAAAGTTTAACAGTAACACAAATCAATCCAAATGCTCCTAATGCAACTCCAGGCAACGCGGCATACGTTACTGGTGGTGGCTTTCAGCGTGGTATGGTTGGTGGTTACCCTCAACTAACAGGCAGCAGATTCAGTAACAGTCAAGAACAAGTGGCTATTGATGCTAACCATGTGATACATTTGAGTCTAAGTGAAGGACTTGACAGTAACTTCCCATTTGGTAATAGCTTGCTTGAAATGTGTTTTAAAGTATACAAGCAAAAAGAATTGCTAGAAGATGCGATCATTATCTATCGTGTGATGAGAGCTCCAGAAAGACGTGTGTTCTATGTTGACGTGGGTAACATGCCTAGTCACTTGGCCATGAGCTTTGTTGAACGTGTTAAAAACGAAGTAAATCAAAGACGTATTCCTAGTGTTACTGGTGGCGGACAAAGTGTTATTGACAGTGGATTTAACCCACTAGCCATTAACGAAGATTACTTTTTCCCACAAACTGCTGAAGGTCGTGGCAGTAAAGTTGAAGTACTTCCAGGCGGTAGTAACTTAGGTGAAATTGAAGATTTACGCTTCTTTACTAACAAATTATTCCGTGCATTACGTATACCAAGTAGCTACTTGCCTACAGGTCCAGACGATTCAAATGCAAGTTTTAGTGATGGTCGTGTAGGCACTGCCTACATACAAGAGCTACGTTTTAACTTTTATTGTGAACGTTTACAAAGTTTATTCACAGAAGCATTTGATTTAGAATTTAAATTATATCTCAAAAACTGCGGAATTAACATTGATCCAAACTTATTTGATTTAAAATTCAATCCTCCACAAAACTTTGCGTCTTATAGACAAGCAGAGATGGATGGACAACGTGTTAGCACGTTCCAGGCAGTTGCAGAAGTTCCATATATGAGTAAACGTTTTGCTCTAAAACGCTTCTTAGGTCTCAGTGCAGAAGAAATGCAAGAGAACGAAATGCTATGGCGTCAAGAAAACATTGTTGGTAACACTGGCAGTGGACAGAATCCAGGACAAGAAATGCGTGGAGCGGGTATAACTCCAGGCGGTATTCAAGGTGACTTGGATGAGTTTACTGACAATGAAGGTGACTCAGGAGTACCACCACCAGGTGCAGAACCCACAGGAGAAGCGGGTGGCACAGGCGGAGCAGGCGCCCCACCAAGTCCTGCACAATCGCAATAAATACATTACTATGTTCTTACGCGAATTCATTTACTTCAATAAAGATTCACTTGGTCAAGATGACTACGATAATCAACCTTTGGAAGACAAAAGGTATAACTCTGATGATGACAAAGATGTTCTTAAATTGTCAGATACAAGAAAAACTAGATTGTCGTTGAAGCAAATTAATCAAATGCGCAAGAATCATGAAGCACATGTTTCTGAAATGGCTGAAGAGTCTGAGCTAATACAAGCTCAGTATGCTACTCCAGTTCAGGCTCCTGCTTAATAAAATTCTTAACATTTAAATAAAAAATTGTCAAAAAGACGTCTTTTTGGCATATTTTCGCTATATATATTATCTACGCTGTAAATATACTCGACAGCCTTGCCTATACTATCAAAGGAGAATTTCGCAATGCAAAATAAATTTGAACAATTATTAGATTATCTAATTAACGAAGAAACACAAAAAGCCAACGAACTGTTTCATCAGATCGTTGTTGAAAAAAGCCGCGGTATCTACGAGAGTTTAATTTCTGAAGAAGAAAAGAAAGAAGACGACGAAGATAACAGCGAAGACAAAGCTGAAAAAACTGATGAGAATTTTGGTTTTGACAGTGGTGAACAAGTTATTGAAATCGGCGGTGATCCATCAGACGACCTAATGAAGGATGTTGAAATGGATGGCGACGATGAAGGTGCAGAAGATGACATGGCCATGGACGCAGAGTTTGGCGATGATTCAGAAATGGGCGGTGACGGTGATGTAGAAGATCGTGTTCAAGATTTAGAAGACGAACTAGAGTCACTTAAAGCAGAATTTGAAGCTCTTATCGCAGGTGAAGGTTCTGATATGGGATCTGAAGAAGGCGAAGAAGAAGGTGAAGAAGGCGAAGAAGAAGGTGAAGATGAAGAAGACATGCTTCGCGAATATACAGAACAAGTTGGTGGAAAGCAGTACAACCAATTTGGTAAAATGGGTGACGACGGACAGAACACTAAGTCAATCGTTGCTGGAAAGAACGACATGGGTGGCACAGCAAGCAACATTGCACAAGGCGGTGAAGCTAAAGGCGAAGGCACAAAAGGTGGTTTATTGAACCCAAGTGCTAAAGAAGAAAATGCTGGCAACATTAATGTTCCAGGCGGCAATGCTGGTAAAACAGCGTTCAAGAAGAAAGAACCTGGTCATGGCGCAGAGAAGAAAGGCGCTGGTGAGCAAGCAGGTAATACTAAGAGCCCACTAGGTTCTAAGTAATTTTAGGATAAGTTAATGAGCTTTTTATTGCGCGAAAGTTTGTCGTTTGATCAAGCACGTTGTGTTGTTGAATCAGACGACAAAGACGGCAAGAACCTTTATATGAAGGGGATTTGTATCCAAGGCGGGATTCGTAATGCGAATCAGCGTGTATATCCTGTTGATCAAATAGGCAACGCTGTCAACACGTTAATTGATCAAATTAAAAACGGATACAGCGTATTAGGCGAAGTTGACCATCCAGATGATTTGAAAGTTAATTTGGACCGCGTAAGTCACATGATTACAGATATGTGGATGGACGGTCCAAATGGTTACGGCAAGTTTAAAATCTTGCCAACACCAATGGGAAATTTAGTCCGTACCATGCTAGAGTCTGGCGTTAAGCTAGGCGTTTCTAGTCGTGGTAGCGGCAATGTTAATGATGGAACAGGCGAAGTATCAGACTTTGAAATCATAACAGTAGATGTAGTAGCACAACCAAGTGCGCCAGGAGCATATCCTACAGCCATTTATGAGCATTTTATGAATACTCGTGGTGGTAATAGAGCTATACAAGTGGCACATGAAGTTAGAGAAGATCCAAAGGCCCAAAAATATCTTAAGGAAAGTATCCTTAATATTATTCAAGGTCTAAAATAAGCCCGAGGAGAAAAAGAGATGTTGGACGCATTCAAAAAACTTTTCGAAAGCGGAATGATTTCTGAGGAAATCAAGGCCGAAGTCGAAACAGCTTGGAACGCCAAACTTCAAGAAACTCGCGATGTACTGACAGCCGAACTTCGTGAAGAGTTCGCTCAACGTTATGAGCACGACCGTGCAACTATTGTTGAGTCACTTGACAAGATGATTGGTGAACAGTTAGAAAGCGAAATTGCTGAATTCGTTGCTGACAAACAAAGCCTTGCGGAAGCAAGAGCTCAGTATGAAGCAAAGATTTCAAAAGATTCAGAAGTACTAGAAGCTTTTGTTGTTAAGAATTTGGCCAGAGAGTTAGGTGAATTTCAAAGCGATCGTCAGAAAGTTGCAGAAAACTTTGGAAAGCTAGAAGCTTTCGTAGTTGAAGCACTTGCTCGTGAGATTAAAGAATTCGCAGAAGATAAGAAAGACCTTGCAGAAACTAAAGTTAAATTAGTTCGCGAAGCAAAAGAAAAATTTGCTGAAATCAAACAACAGTTTATCGCTAAGAGCGCAACAATTGTTGAGAACGCAATTACAAAAAATCTTACAAAAGAGATTTCGCAATTACGTGAAGATATTGATAGCGCACGTCAAAATAACTTTGGACGCAAGATTTTCGAAGCTTTCAATGCAGAATATATGGCTAGTCATGTTAATGAAAAATCCACAACTTCACGTTTGTTGAAGATTGTAGATAAGAAAGAAGCAGAACTAGCAGAGGCACAACAAGCTATTGCAGAAGTACAGCAATTGGTCGAAAGCAAAGAACGTGAAATCCGTATTGCTAAAGACACAATGCAACGTAAAGAAGCAATGCAAGAATTACTAGCTCCGCTAAGTGGTGAAAAGAAAGCAGTTATGAGTCAGCTTTTAGAAAGTGTACAAACTTTCAAATTGGCTGATGCTTTCGACAAGTACTTACCAGCGGTGATGGAAGGCAAGGCACACACTAAGGCACCAAAACAGGCACTAAATGAGAGTAAAGAGGTTACAGGCGACAAGCCAACCAAGATCACTGCCGAGGAAGGTATTGATAATTTAATTGACATCCGCAAACTAGCGGGTCTAAAATAATTAGGAGAAACAAATGTCCGTATTGCTAAATGAAAAATGGCAAGATACAAAAGAGGCCCTACTAGAAGGCCTACAAGGCCACAAGCGTAGTGTCATGGGTGTGACCCTTGAAAACACTCGTAGGTATCTTGCAGAAAGTGCAACAGCTGGTTCAACCAGTGCAGGTAACGTTGCAACACTAAACCGCGTGATTCTTCCAGTAATCCGCCGTGTAATGCCAACAGTCATTGCTAACGAAATCGTTGGCGTACAACCAATGACTGGTCCAGTTGGCCAAATCCACACACTACGTATTCGTTACGCAGATGGTGGTGATGGCGTAACAGCTGGAGATGAAGCACTAAGCCCATTCAAGATTGCGGCTGCTTATTCTGGTAACAACACAGACGCTACACCAGGTGCAAGTAGTACTGCTAGCCTAGAAGGCAACCCAGGTAAGCGTATGAGCATCCAAATCTTGAAACAAGCTGTAGAAGCCAAGACACGTAAGCTAAGTGCTCGTTGGACTTTTGAAGCTGCTCAAGATGCACAAGCTCAGCAAGGTATTGATATCGAAGCTGAAATTATGGCTGCTCTAGCACAAGAAATTACAGCTGAAATTGACCAAGAAATTCTTTCTAGCCTACGTGGTCTAGCAAGTGTTGGTCAAACTTATGACCAAGCTGCCGTATCTGGTACAGCTACATTCGTTGGTGACGAGCATGCCGCATTGGCAGTTCAAATCAACCGTGTTGCTAACCAAATCGCTCAGCGTACACGTCGTGGTGCAGGTAACTGGGCTGTTGTGTCTAACCAGGCATTGACAATTCTACAATCTGCAACAACAAGTGCGTTTGCACGTACAACAGAAGGTACTTTCGAAGCTCCAACAAACACTAAGTTCGTTGGTACATTGAAC